ACAGAGATTATATTATCACTATAGATTAGCACTCGCAAGAGGTGAGTGCTAAAATTTTTATTAAAATATTTGCAACCCAAGTAAAATCAAGGGTTGCAGGGTTTATGAACTTTTTGTGAAATCTTATTTTTACGTCTACTGTACCATTTTTGTACCATTTTTTTCGAACTTTGAAAACTCAAGTTTGACATCTGTCTTATTATTCAGGTGATTATACACATCCATTGTTACATCACTATGAGCATGTCCCATGATGTATTGAGTTGCTTTTACATTGATGCCTGCTCTCGCCATATTGGTACATCCGGTATGACGCATGACATGAGATGAGAACTGTTCTATGGTCTGCGTTCCGTCCGTACAAGAATTATAATTCTTTACGATATTATATAGAACATTGTTCAAAGCATTCGGCATCATTGGTCTTCCATTTTTGGTAAGAAAGACAAAATCCGTTATGCCTTCAATTTCGAACGTACAAAATATGCCAGCTTGAAAATTCTGCTTCCTTTGTTCACGGAAAGCATCACACGCTCTGTCTGTTAATGGTATTGTTCGTATTCCCGCTTTTGTTTTTGGCTTTTTAATACGAAACATGCAGCCATTCCCGTCCTTATAATTCTTATATGTCAACTGATGATCTATACGCAATTCTTTGTTTTTGAAATCAATATCCTTAAATGTTATTCCGATCAGTTCCCCGCATCTAAGAGCCGTCTCAGACATTATCGTTATCAGCGGAATATACTTTCTATATATATTGCTCTTATTCATAAAATCTAAAAGTCTTTGCTGTTCTGATACTTCTAACGCCTCTTTTTTCTTTGGTTCTTCGCCATATTCAGATGACAGTGCATTTTTTGCAGGATTTTTACGAATAATATCATCATCTACTGCCATCTCCAATGCTGGAAATATCATCAGATGTATGTATTTTATTGTGTTATGTGCGTACTTATCATTCGACATACCAGAATATAAACTCATAATGTGAGATGCTCGCAAATTAACAACCTTAATATTTCCTATCGTATCTCGAACATGGATGTTCCACATATTTTGATAATTGATTTTCGTTCCATCATCAATGACAATAATACAAAGATACCTTTCAAACAGAGTGTTTAAGGTTAGATTCTTTGTTGAAATATCCGTAAGAATATTATCATCAATGTCTTTTGCTATGGCTTTCTCTTTGCGTCTCAATTCTGGTAAATCGTTCGCATACACAGATGTTCTTTTACCAGTGTATGCGTCTGTATACCTATAAAGATATATCCCATCCTTTCTTTGTGATTCTCCTGTGTGTAATTTTCTTCCTTTTGAATCTTTTCTACTTGTTGCTGTCATGATTGCTCCTCCATAAGCCTCACGTTGTAAGCTATTAGGAACAATTCGACAAATTTCATCAATCATATTATATCAAATATTGTCCCTAACATCCATCATTTATTCGGCAATAGTTTCTAAATATTTTTGAACTTTGCTTACCGAATATAATACGCGACGACCTATGAATATTCTTGCCTCTGCCTGCTCACCTATTTTTCGAGCTGTAGCGCAACCGCAAGACAATATGGCAGATAATTTTTCAATATCCACAGCAATAACATCGGGTGAAATACGATCGTTTGTTTTATTCATATGTTTAATCCTCCAGATTTCTATTCTAGGTTTGTAAATAGAATAATTGGTTCGACCGTAACCCGTGTACTGAAAAAAATAAGAGGGAATGTACGATACACGCCCTCTTATGCATTTTAATAACTATCTTCAATTACATCGCCCGTAGAATCCAAAAGAACCGAGTTGCGGGCTTTACGATAGATGGTTTGTCCCTGAATTGTTTTACCGGAACTGTCTTTGATTGGGTTTCCACTTGAGTCCTCAATAATATCCAAGAACACGAACTCATTAGGATATCCTGCGAAAGCCGTTCCGGTAATAATTGTACCATCTGCTTTGTGTGCGGTATAGCCCTTCAACAAAGCTTCTTCCGTAACAGTATCGCCGGTAAGGTCGATCAAAACTTTATTGCCGAATACGACTTTATTCGCAGCCATTTGACGAAACCTCCTTATCCGATCGTAACGGTCTTCCCTCCGGCAGAGTTGTCGGTTTCTACATACGGGATTGCCTTAACTGTAACCTGAGATAAGCAGTTGTACTCTGTATCCGGCATGATCGTCTGCGCTTCTTTGGACGGTGTTACTTCCTTACTCTGTGGCTTCATATCCTCAGAACCAGACATAGCACCCTCAACGCCAAGAATCGTCACACCCTCACGAATGTTAGTAGCAATAAGCTTTGCCTGTTCGGTGGCGTCAATAGACACCTTACCAGAGCCATCATGATAACCTTGCGGTACTGTATATTCTCCAGCAACAGTTGAGATGGTGCCTTTAACCGCACCGTTGTTCTTCATAGTACCTGTAAGCTTACTTCCTCTGGCGTGCGCAGTCTTTCCTACGAGAATCTCTGCGACAGCCGCAGTATCCTCGGAAGTATCGCTGCCGAATGTACAGGTACCTGTGATCTTTGCACCGCTCTTATCATGAGCAGTAATACCTTTGAGGATCTTATCTGCACTGACGGAATCGCCAGTAAGATCGATAAGGACATCCCCCCCCGTAAATGACTTTGTTTACATTCAGATTTGCCATAATGTTTAGTCCTCCATGACACTTTCATTATTTTTCTTTATCAACGGTCTTGTTGTACTGGGATGTACTGATTCCAAGGATAACACCAAGGAAAGTATCAACCGCAGTGATGGTTCCGACCACCTGCTCTCCATACGGGAGACCCCAGATTCCAGCCAGTGCAAAATATAATGTACCAGCAGCCGGAAGCAGATACATAGCAATCCACTTAAGGATATCGTATGTCTTGTTACTCATGCTCATTGTGCTCTTCCTCCTTCTCTATAAATTTATGAATCGGGAGTTTGTCCACCTCCTGCATAATTCGCTTTGCTGAACCATTCCCGCCCATACGTTCGTAGGGTTCATAGAGATACACTCTCAGATTTTCATATTCATCCTGGGTTACATACCCACGGTCAATATACGACATTCCAAGATACATGATCCTGTCATGTGCCAATCCAATAAGCATCTCTGTTTTAACATCTTTTTGCTCGCTTTTCTTTTGCAAATAGGCCCACAGCCCAGAAGATGCAAGAACTGAGCTAAAGATCGTAAGTACAACCTGAAACCATGGTTCCATCGTTTTCCTCCTTCTTTATGTGCAATCATGCAGACCTATCAGAAACAATCAGCTTCTTGTTGACTATTGCGATTTCCTTACTAAATAGGTCTTCGTAAAGCTGTATTAAATTCTTTCGTTGTTCTCTGGATAAGAGTTTATAATGTCCTCCCATCCAACCGCGAAACATATTTTCGACATTGTCGTAATCCGCTTCTTCATTTTCAACCTTAACGGCAAGTTTCTTGAGTTTTCTACGCATGGCGGTAACTCGATCTGGATTTATTCGTTTTATGACTTTACCAGCATCTGTAAGTGTGTACTTGATTTGCAGGAATTTGTATTTGCTCGAAATCTTAACGATTCTAGTTTTCTTACGATTGATATGGATTCCCAGTTCAGCTGCAATTTCACAGATGTTTTCGAGCAAGTCTTCAAGCTCTTCTTTACTGGGATTCATGATGTACCAATCGTCCATATACCTTCCATAAAATTTCTGCTGACGCACATACTTGACATAATTGTCAATGGGATACGGATAATAAATTCCAATGACTTGCGAAAGCTGGTCTCCAATATTGACAGACTTCTCCATCCACTTTTCGCCAGTGAGCTTCTCTTTTGGAATGTTCCGATACTCCAGTTTATTGAAAGTATCGGTCATACAGGCCTCGTATTCCTCGTCAGACATGTACGAAACATCGACCTGGAAGCCCTTAAATATCAACGTTAAAAGCCAGTCAATAAACTCATCGTCATCGAACAGCTTTAGCAATTCTCGTTTGGCAATCTCATGGATAATATTGTCATAGAACTTTGAAAAGTCACCGAATAGAATATAACCGTCATTTCCGTATAATTGGTAGTATTTGTGGAGATGGATTTCGAATCGTTTTCTCTGTTGTGAAATTCCGCGCCCCTTGATAGATGCGCAGTTATCATAAATGATATGCTTCCTAACTTCTGGAAGTAAAACCTCATCGCACAGAGAATGTCGGACGATGCGATCACGGATTTGAATGCTTGTAATAGGTCTTATCCGGCCTCTTTCGTGCAGCTCGAATTCTTGTGTTGGTCCATTTTGAAGTGTCCGATTTATTAGATCATCTTGGATTTCGAATATGTACCGCAGGAAATTCATCATAAATTTTTGCGTCGATTCTTTCCACTTGCTGCTCTTCACAGAGACCTTATAAGCCCTATACAAGTTATTGGCGTCACAGACAATCTCCTCGTAGTTCATAACCTATTCACCGTTATAACAATACTTACCGTAGTAAATTGTATTAGGCTTTATTATTTATCCTTGCGGAACGGATAGCATCTCCTTCTTCGTTGGTTAATCGAAGAATCCGGACGAACTCCATAAGAGTTCGAAGCGTTGTTGTAGTTCGTATTGCCATTGTTGTTCACATTGGCAAAGTTAGCCGAAGAAACGACGCAATTTTTTAGATGTTACCCTTTTTCTAACCGCGACTTAATCGCCATGTCTCTTTGACGCCACCTTTTTATCAATCCGATTTCTCGGTCGATAGCTTTAACATACCGGTTGTATAAATTCAGATCTACATCAAATATTTCAACAACCCGTTGTAACTCATTGATGAGCTGCTCGCAATTTACAATGGCCGCATTCTGGTAATCTCTCCTGGTCTCGTACTCGTGCATTGTCCGTGGGTAAATGGTATTTGCCGCTCTAACATTGCTCGTTATCAAGGAAGCACACTGATTTACTTTCGATTTGAAACTCCGCATCAGTTCTCTGTACTTGGCAAAGTTTTCTTCTGAAATTTCTCCATACGCGTACTTCTTCCGAACAAAGCTGTCCACATCCTTAACACCAAATCCCCTCTGCATAAGGAGTATCAGCATATCATGCAACTCGATCGAGTACGTAATCGCTTCGAATTTTGACTCTTTCCTGTCGCCTAACAGAACGCTCATTCGTAATCTTTACCGGTGATCTCAGCGAACTCCTCTTTGGTGATCCAGCCCATCTTCACCGCATTACGAACCTTGGTCTCATTCCACATTTTCATGCGGTACCAAAGCTTTACTTTACTGTAATTCTTGCTATGTTCCATGGTGATCCTCCTTCTTAAAGCTCTACATTGGACATCATTGCAATGTAGGCGATGTCAGACTGCATTTTGGTTCTGGCAAATTCCTCCTCAGAAATATCTCTAAGGACAAACCAGTATTCCCCAGGAATCTGCTCAACGATCTGAACCAGTTCCATGTTAGGATGAACAGTCTCGGTTGTTCCGTCGCTGATAGTAACCGGAGAGCAGTTATCTGCAAATACAGATTCCTCGATCGTTTCCGTAGAAATGAAATTGTTTCCGTTCAGCTTAAGATTGGAAATCTCAGTCCCGTCACCGAGGGTAATTTTATAGATTTTCTCTTCCATGATTAGAAGCTCCTTTCAAAAATATAAACGGGGCACAAGGCCCCGCGATTTTAATTAACCAACCGGGAAGACCGGACGAACTCCATAAGAGTTCGAAGCGTTGCCGTAGTTCGGCTCGCCACCGCAGTCCACAACGGCAAAGTTAGCCGAAGAAACGACGTCTCTTAACCACTGTACATGAGATCTGTCTGTAATAAATCTCGGGCATACCATAAACAATGCCAGCTGAGTTTTGCTAGGGGTGTAAATATTCGGAATCGTATTTCCATCAGATGCATTGCCGAAATGAATATGGCCATACATCATAATTTCACTAGGAAGTTCAATGCTGGAATCAAACCATGCTCCTCCAGACTGTTTTCCATTAGCAACTGCATTGCATAAATGTTCTCTGTGAGTAAGAACAGAACCCTGGAAAGCCGCATTGACGATTGTCTTTGCGTTCGCCAGGTTCTTTTTATACATTTCAGAACCAACGTATCCACCGGTTGTAATATTGGTAGTATTCATCTGTGCGTTGTAAAGCGCTTCATCCGGCATGATCACAAGATGATGGCTGGTAAATGCAGTGTCACCGCAGTTGTACCAGTAATCCATATCAACGATACGCCAGATACGGCCTCCGATACTCCAATAATCGCCAAGGAACATTCCTTTAAAGGAACCATCCTTAATAGCGGCTTTCTGTACCGCTGTCAGAGCTGTTCCGAGATTTTTACCTCTGAAGATAACTCGGCGAAGCTCCACTGGAGCAAAGCTATCTAACATGGCAAAGAGTGCATCTTCAGCGGCGATAGCCTTGTTTCCGTCTGCAGTCCCGATGAGTAATTTGTTACCAGATACCAGCTCGTTGATCTGGGTAAGTTCGGAAAGATTTACTCCTCCGATAAAATCTTTGGAACTTAAAAGACCAATTAACGCCTTTGCTAAAGCATCTGCTGCAATAGTCTTTGTCCCGTTAGGTCCGTCAAGCAGGAAAATATTACTTGCTGCTAATGCCTGGACCTTTTCGTAGTCTGTGATTTTCATTTAATGAATCCTCCTTTATTTGATGACAAAAATAGCCCGTCCTTCGATAACATCACCATTACTGTCACGGAGAAAATCACTGGAATATGTACGTCCAATGACCGTATCCAAATTGCTGTCAGTAATGGATGCGTCCGAAGAATCGAGCACGTCTCCGTAAGTACGGTATCCATTGTCATAAAGCTTCTGATATACCGTGTATTCATTTTCAAGGTTGGAACTGAACTGGTTAAGAATATCTACCTGCTCCTGCAATTCCAGAAGCTTTTTCGCAAGACTCGCCGCTGTATTGCTATCCAACAGTGCCTGTAACTGCTCAAACCAATCGCGAAATTCTGTTTCTGATTTCTGTTTCCAATCAGCCATTTCCGCAGTATTGATGCTTGTGTATTCGTTGAACCACGCCTCCCATTTTTCTTTCCAATAGGTACTTGTGGCTTCCATATCTGCTGTATGCTCCGAGTACCAAAGGTTCCACTGAGCTTCCCATGTCAAATATGCCGACTGAATCTCCTCAGTCTGTGCCAGGAACCAGGTAGACCACTGCTCTTTCCAAAACTTATTTGTTTCTTCCATATCAGTAGTCTGCTTTTCGTAGAACTCTTTCCACTGGTCCTGCCATTGGGCAATCAAATCATCGATTTCAACCTTGTCCAATGGAGCCGTCACGAATGGACACTCTGAAGTTCCAACGCAGTTCGTGATGTTTGCCTGTCGAATAGAAGTGACCCCGGCACCGACATAAATATACGCCAATGGATATTGCCAGCGATCATTTGTCTTCACCATCGTAGGTTTCGTTGGATTCGATGCTGGGGTTCCTTTAATGATTTTGATGTCATTTGCTCTGACGGTCTCTCTCGAATCCACTTCAAGTACAACTGCATCATATCGGTTCAGCAGAATCTCGGACTGTGGAACTACTAACGGTAACAGAGCGTCATTCAGTGTCCAAGTGTGATTGAACCAGGCTCGTCCGACACCAACGTTGATAATCATTGCTTCCGATTCTTTTACAACCATTGCAGTTCCGACATGCTGCAAGATTCCGTCCTGAATGATTCCATCGAAAATGCTGGACATCTGAATAGCATCGTAGCGCCGATCTCCTTCTTTTGAATTATAAAATCCAAATGTTACACTCACTTCTTCATCACGCTCCTTCCTGTTCTATAGTCTTAAAAGTCGGATAGACGGAATAACCGTCCTTATCTTCTGAACGAACAATTTCAAGAATACGAGCTTTTGTCTCGTGTCCGTATTCGTTCGCAATCTGTACAATGTCCCCGTTAAAGAAATCTTTTCCATACTGGAACATGATAGTTGTTTCCGTTTCTCCCTCAAATGAGGTAATGCTCACATTTTCTGCAAGTTTTTCTTTTCCTCTTTGCTGCAACTGAGCCATATACTCGGCATCGGTCAATGCATCATCACTTCCAACATTCGAAGAGATGTCACGAGCATCCGTAAACAGTTCCCTACGATTCAAACCAGAACCACCGCCAACTGTAGTGTATCTTCGACCAGCACCCTCGCCTTCTCCACCAACCAAGGTCACTGTCTTCAACGAAGCTTTAGATTCGATGTAGTTACTATTGATGATATTCTCAAATTTCGGAGAGAATATAACGTAGGGATTCTCTGTCTGATCGTATGATCTGTCGGAACCGGCATACAGCTCAAAGACAAACTGCTTTTCATCATTCAGCGTAATCTTGAAACCGATACCCTGCTCCTCGCAAATTTTCTGGATGACATCATACAGGTTATCTCCCGTGTACTGAGCTTCCAGTTTCAACTTTGTAATTGCTGGATCGGTTGATTCTTTGAAAATAAAGTTTGGAATTTTTCGATTGCTGTCTGACGGAGAAATTACATTCTCGTTGAGCAGTGTTTTTATTCCATTTTGAAGATTTCCGCTTAATAGTTTCTGTCCCCAGACGATTCGCCTGTCGAGGATAGATTCTAATGAACGCCCAGTAACCGTTACATGGTTACCGTCTTCGGTATCTGAAGTAATCTGGATTTTCTCCACGATCATCACATGTTCAGATTCCTTGCTCTGCAAATAGTAATCCTGTTTGATGTAGTCAAGAAGACCCTCTCGCATTGCTTCATACAGTTCAAAGTCACCGTAAGCGTAATACCGATCTGTCCAGATGAAGGACTCGTACGTATCCACAATAGAGACAGCATCTAGGTTGGTGTTTAAAATTGTCACATCCATAGTGCTTATACCCCCTCGTAGACTATACGGTTCTCAATCTTAAACTGTAAATTTGTACTTCCGTACTCAGCCGTATAAGCAAAGATGTTGTCGCCCTTCGCAAGCTGGAACCAATCAGCGTTTTTATCCAGGCAGTTCAAGATGTTTGTAGTCTTTCCGTTCCTAAGAAGCGTAATCGACTTGTTTCCTTTTACGGTGCAGATAATGATTTCATCACCTGCTATAATTCCAGAGCCAGTGAATTTCTCCAATTTATCGGTATCGATCCGCATCACTTCACGAGTACCGGTATTGTAGATCGTAATATTGCTGGCTTCACCGATTGCGTGAATCGTAATAGTCACTCCGATTTCAGCGTCGCCATTGTATACAACCACCTGCTCTGTTTCATTTTTGATTTCTCCCATTTCTAGTAACGGGTCCTTAAGAGATTCATTACTGAAAGGAAACTCGAACAGTGCCTCTACACCATAGAAGATGGTTGTGTTGATTCCGTCTTTTCCGGCAGAGTAAAAGAAAGGATTCGGACACACGATTGAGATATCCGAACCCTCGTCTTTACTGAAGATTGTTGGGTCGTTTGATTCGACATACCCTTCAATCTCTGCCTGCCTATTATCGGTTTCGATAAGCATTGTGAGCTTCTTTTTAATAGGAAAATACTTGTATGAAAGCTGTCTTACGTCTTCAATGGAATCCTTCCACATATACGCAAGAGAAATAACAATGTTTCGGCTCGGCATCCTTGAAGAATTGAACAGACTTCCATCGTTTGTAGCGATTTCCGTCGTATTGATGTTCGCTTTTCCTGGTCCCAAGCCAGTTACAGACTTGATGATGAAACCGGATTCCTCCGGTCTCGCCAAATCAAGTCGGATACTATCGCCAAGATAGTTCGTAAACGTGACTGCTCGAATCAAGTTTCCACCATCCTTTCCATCGCCGAGAACTGATTCTTCGTCTGCCGATAAATCTCTGTTCTCGACAGTGCCTTAGGCGAATAGTTATTCTGTGTAAAGTTATAAGAGTTACCTGTATTCGGATTAGTATCTTCATTTTGAAGATTCCGTCCACGAGCTGCTGCAATTCCTGTGCTGACGGTTAAAGCCTGCGATCTACTGAACAGCGTATTCAGTCGATGACTCTTCTCTTCAACGTCTGACAGATCCAGAATCGGTCGAATCGTAGGCTGACCATCAACACCGTTGTCGATCATATCCTTAACCTTTGCGATTGCATTTCCGAGACCTGTTTTTGCCGAATCAGCCATTTCAGCACTGGCATTATATGCCTTCACCGCATAAGTTCCGATGGCATTAACGAATCCCAATCCAAAGAAATCACCGATGTGGTATCCTACTCTGGAAGGTGAATGCTCGTCCAGTTCGTCTTCTGCTGCTTCTGCCGCAGCCCTTGCCATTGCTCTGGCTTTAGCTTCCGCGCGGTACGTATTCTCACTGATTCCATCAGCAAATCCCTCCACCAAGTAAGTACCAGCCTGTTTAAACTGATCATGATAATCCCGGATAGCTGTTACAGAAGCATTAAGATTGCCAGTGAAAGCTGTTTTTACTTCTTCGGCTTTTTCCTTAACACCAGCGATGAACTTAATCATGCACTGCATTCCTGCATTTTGAAATTCCGGATACTTGTTCGCGATAGCTGTAAGGCATGAACTTAAGATGTTTACAAACGCATTTCTGGTTTCGTAATCTTTCGATTTAACTCCAGCAATAAGCTTGATCATGAGGTTCGCACCCGCAGTATTGAACTGAGTCTGCTTATTATTGATTGCAGTGATACAACCGCTAATAATGTTGGTAATTGCAGTTTTGGTATTTCCATCCTGAGATTTAATTCCGCTGATAAATTTTGTCATCAACGTAGAGCCAGCAGTATTGAACTGGGTTTGATAGTTCGTAAGAGTCGTAAGTACAGCCTGCATCATGGTCGTAAACGTAGATGTCAGATTACCTTTCTGAGCATTAGCCGCATTGATGAATGTCGTCAGCATAGAGGTCGCGGCGGATGTCACTCTTCCGCTCGCATCTGTAAACGCATTGATGAAACCGTCGATACCGTTGTTTCCAAGCTGAATCAGTGCTGTGCTAAAACCACTCATACCACTCGTATCTAATTCCGCCATTCCTTTAGCCATTTCAACAAGTCGATTCACCTGGGTAATCACACTTGACATGATTCCGGTATCGATTCCAGAAATAGAATCCGAATAACTCTTAATTCCACTTCCGAACTGAACCAGACTATCACCAAAACTACCAAGATCGTTGTCACCGGTAAACCAGCTTACAAGTCCTCCGGTATTTGGAATGGTGTTGGCAAGCTCCACTAGGGCTTTACCAGCTGTTGCTGAGTTCGTAATAGCCGCGGAATCCATACCCATAATAGCTTCAGAATATGCCTTCATAGCTTCACCGAACGGTACAAGTTTCTCACCGAAAGTATCAACATCGTTGTTTCCAGTAAAGAATGCTACAACGCCACCTGTATTGGGAACAGTATCAGCAAGCTCGACTAAAGCCTTGCCCGCCGTTGCAGAATTGACGATTGCATCGGCTTCCAGTCCACGAACCGCATCGCCAAATGCTTTCATTGCTTCGCCAAATGGTACAAGCTGTTTTCCAAACTCACCCATATCGTTTTCACCAGCAAAGAATCCTACGACACCACCAGAATTTGGAATGGTTGTTGCCATCTCTGCCATGGCCTTGCCAGCGATTGCCGCTTCTGTAACGGCATTTGCATCGAGTCCAGTAATTGCATCCCCGAACTGTCTCATAGCTTCGCCAAATGGTACAAGCTGCTTTCCAAAGGCAGTCATGTCATTTTCTCCTGCGAAGAAAGACACTAATCCGCCTGTATTTGGAATTGTGGCTGCCATTTCAGCTAATGCTTTGCCAGCTGTCGCCGCATTTGCCACGATTTCCCCGTCCATGTTTCCGATAGCTAACGAGAAATCTCTCATAGCTTCGCCAAACGGTACAAGTTCCTCTCCGAACTTAGATAAAGACGATCCTCCTGTAAGCCAAGAAGTCAATCCCTGTAAAATATCAGCCGCTGTCAGAATAAGCACAGTCTCGGCTAATGCCTTTACTCCGTCCATCATAGATGGCTGAATCTGACTAGCTCCCTGTAAAAACGGCTGAACATTATTCATAAAAGTGGATAAATCAGCTCCAATTTGCGGGAACTGACTCGACACACCGCTCATAAATCCGCCGACGATTCCACCAACGAACTGACCGATTGCCGTTCCGATTCCCTGTAAAAGCTTTCCACCTTCTCCGATAAGCCAAGAAAGTCCTGGAAGTTTCGATAAGAGTCCGACGGCTGCAAGCACTAACGCCATCTCAGCAACAACCGCACCCATACCAAGGATTCCAACCATTGCTCCTGGAACAAGCGATGCTGTTGCACTAAGAGCAAGCATAATAGCTGATAACAGACCGATTCCGGCAATTCCTTTTAGCAAAGCTCCAGTATCGATTCCTCTCAGTGCATCGACGATACCAGCGAAAAATGCTACGAGTACATCGACACCAGCTTTAATCAGTGACGGCAGATTACTAGCAATACCATCTAAAATTCCAATAAGGAATTTGAAAGCTAGATCTACAATTTGAGGCGTATAAGTAACCAGAGCCGCTAATACACCAACCACTAATTGTAAAGCTCCGTCTGCCAGCTGCGGTACACAGGATACGAAAACATCGATCAGCGTTAAGACAACTGCCTTTACAGCTTCACCAATAGCTGGCGCTCCGGCAGCAATAACTTTGCAGATTGCGATAATTCCTTCTCCGACTTTTGTAAGAACAGCCGGAATTAAGCCAGCGATACCAGTAACGATAACTGTCAGTGCTGCTACGATTGCAGTCGCTCCAGCGGCACCAGCAGTTGCCAGCGCTGTGAATCCGATAGCAAGTGCCGAAAGTCCTGTGCCAGCTGCAAGTAAACCCGCTCCGATTGTAAGAACCCCAACACCAATCAATGCAAACGCTCCCGATAATGCCAGAATAGTCGGAACCAATGGTGTAAGTACCGCGCCTGCTACGCCGATAATTGTGAATGCTCCGGCAATAGAAATAAGTCCTTTCGCAATCGCTTCCCACGATAACGCTCCCAAAATACTGAGTACCGGCGCAAGAACAGCTAAGGCTCCGGACGCAACCAACAATGCTGCTGATCCACCAAGCGTACCTTTCATGAAATTGAGACTGATAGCCAACTCAGCTAAGGCCCCACCCATGACGGTAAGACCTCTACCGATCTCTTCCCACTGCATACCTCCGAATTTACTCATACAGTTTGCAATGGTTTCAAGTGCGCCGCCGACGATAACGAGCCCAGTTCCAATACCGATCATGTTCTTCGGCATCAGATTAACAGCAATAGCTACCTCTGCAAGTGCGCCGCCCATAGCAGTTAAACCTCTGCCGATTTCATCCAACTGTAATTGACCAAAATCTTTTACAGCGGAAGCAAAGATTTTCATTGCAGCGCCAATAGCAATTAAGGCTACGCCAGTAGACATTACGTGTTTTGCATTTCCAGCCAAATTCGTAAAGACAGCAAGTTCGGCAAGTAATCCACCGATTCCAGCTAATCCTTTTCCAATCTCGCTCCACTCCATCTGACCAAAGTCTTTGCAAGCGGATGCCAGAACTTTCATTGCCGCCGCCAGAATAACAATTCCAGTCGCAGTGCTAAGCATTTTTCCGTTAAATTTTGCAACTCTAAGGAATACAGCAATCTCAGCAAATAAGACTCCGACTCCTGTTAATCCACGTCCAAGTTCATCCCACTGTAATTTCGATAAATCCCTACATGCCGAAGCCAGGATTTTGATAGCTGCTCCAAATATAATTAAGCTGGTAGCGCCTTTCATAACTTGTTTCTGACCGCTTGCCATGGCTTTAGATGAAGCAACAACAATAGTCGTAAGACCGGCAATTCCAACCAGACCTCTCGCAAGTTCACCCCAATCAAGGTCTGAAACTTTCTTCAAAGCTCCTGCCAGAATAGATACTGCAACTGACATAGCGATCATCGCGGTACATGCTTTGGATACTTTTCCCGTATCACTGCTGATTTTGTTAAAAATCGCCATCGCTCCAAGTAGATTAGCAAAGAGAACTGTGATAGCCCCAAGAGAAACTGACAGTTTATCGCTATCGATCAAAGAAATAGCTACGATAGAACCAGCAAGCAAAGCGATTGCTGCTCCGATTTTAAGTAACGTTCCGGCTTTAAGATTTGTCTGATATGCCTCAAAGCATCCTCTAACGCCGTCAAGGATTCCAGTTACTCCTTCAAGAACGCCATTCAACCCCTCAAGAGGTTCTGTTACACTCTTTAAGAATTTTGAAATTGATAAGGCAATTCCGCCAACAGCAATGCTATTAAGGACATCAAGAACTCCACTGAAATCAGCATCTCCGAGTTTCTCGGCGAGTGTTCCCATCATAGTCCCGACTGCATCGGCAATACCGCCAGCAATTACTTTCACAGCGGTCCACAATGCTTCCATAACTTTGAGAAATTTACATTTTTCAAGTGCTTCGCCCATCATCTCGAAAGCAACGATGACTCCGCTCTTCATTTTTCCAGCACCATCACCAATCTGAGCCATGCGATCATGTACTCGTTCAAGGAATGAGTGGAATAATTCAAATCCAGGAAAATCAAACTTCTCCCCGGCAGTTTTTCCAAATTCTTTTACTTTTTCTCCGGCAGTTTTAACAAACGTAATAGCTATCTTTACGATATCAACAACCGTCGAAACTGCTTTGCCAAAGACATCTGTCTTCTTTACCGTTTCATCAAGCTTAACAAGATACTCACCGAAACTTCCAGTAAGTGATAACACTCCGTTTCCAGCCGGTAAGAAAAGACCAATCAATTCGCCGACACCACCGGCAACAGCTTTGAAAGCTTGTCCGACGATATCAAGCACTGCAAATACGCCTTTAAACGTATTCTTCAGATTCTTTGAACTTTCTTCCCCCATTTTGAATTTTGCTGTCAGATCACGGATACGCTCTGTGATTTCGGCTAACTGTTTTCCAGTCATTGGCGGGAAGATTTCGTTGAATGCCTCCCGAACCGGCTTGGCAACGCTAACCAGTCCCTCGAAAACATTCTTTACTGCTTCGATCATCATGGTACGACCGCCAAGGTCTTTCCAATCCTGAAGCATTTTATTTCTCGCATCGGCAGAAGCATTGATTACGGCACTGAACGTATCGCTCACCTCAGTAAGTAATTCTTTTGCCTCTTCAAAGTCGCCGACGATAATTTCCCAGCTTTGTGTCCATCCTGACTGGGCAGCCTCTTTCAACGTGTCGAACAGCTGAGTAAAAGTCTTTACTTTTGTTGCTGCATCGTTCGCTGTTTTACCCATCTCCATAATGGATTTGATCTGATCATCGGTATATCCCATGGTCCGAAGCTGATCTTCGTTGAGATCACCTGTAAATTTTGCCAAGGTTTCAGTCAAGATGTCAGAGGTAAGCCATCCTTTACTAAGGGTCTCTCTGAATGAGCCCTCATCTTTGATCATTTCGTCAATGGCAATTCCATGAACTTTAGCCGTTTCTTTCAGCGCATCCTGGAATACCTGACCGCCCATACCAGCGTTTACCACTGAGTTCCAGTCCTGCAATTTTACTGTTCCTGCCGCTAATGCCTGTGAAAGCTGATACCTAGCGGTACTTGCCTGCTGAGAGTTGGAACCTGATACGGCTGCAAGGTTCGCAATACCCTTGATAGCTGCTACAGATGTGTCAAGATCCACTCCAGCCGCGGTGAACGTACCAATGTTACGGGTCATTTCCGTAAAATTGTAAATGGTCATATCTGCGTAATGGTTTAATTCATCTAACGCATTATTTACCTGGTCGAGAGTAGTTCCTTTTGAAGAGGTATTTGCAAGGATTGTCTGAACGGCATTGATCTGGGTCTCATACTCCTCGAAACCCGATTTAATCGGATCGATTGTAAAAGCAGAGACCAGATTTTTTCCAGCAGCAAGTGCAGAATTGGTAATGTTCTGTAAAGCGGTAATTGCCATTACTTCCAATGCGGAAAATCGCACTCGTACAGTCTCAACTGCATTGCTAAGCGGTGACATATTTCCACTGCATTTATTTGCGGCATCATTTACGGTTTCTAAGCCTTTTGCTGCCCCTTCGAGGTTAAGACTCTTCTTCAACTTATCGAGGCTTGATAAACTGGTCTGAATATTCTGCTCAAACTGCTTGTTATCAAACCGCATTTCGACGACACGTTCATCAACGGTTGTACTCATAGCTTAGTAACCTCCTTCCATGCCGCATCTGCAATTTTGTCAAAAATAGGCTGGATAGCAGGATTGATGTAGTCTCGCCCCTGTACCCAGCCGCCGTTTCTTGTTGCATGTCCGTACTGCAAAATAACTGCAATAGGGACTCCATTTTGAATATTTGTGTTGTAAAAGCTGATTGATACGGAACCTTGCTTCTGCTCGATCTTGTAGTGCCACGAATTTGCTGTCCGTCCCGTATCAACTGGTGTTGCAGACGCAAGGGCGGCTACGCCCTCTCGACCATACTTATCGAGGTCACCGAGACGAACTGATTCCTTTGCTCGCTCTAAGAATCGAGTCAGCTTAGAAAAATCACCCTTTTGTCTGAACGTGATCATATGAATCTCCTACTTTGCTAAGTAAGCACTGGATGAGAAGCCCGTATACTGCACACCATCAAGTACAAACTGGATGTACAGCCACTTAACTCCGTTTGCCATTGTATAGTAGCCATAGCATTTAACCTTAGTACCAGCCGGAATTTTACAAAGAGCTTTCTTATTGGTTCCCGCATCATTACGACAATAAAGAACTGCTGTTGTTTTGTATTCACCAGCATGGGCTTTGTTAAACTGCTTGGCAGAACATGTAGCCACCACTTTCTTCGAAACCGACTGGTTCTGATCCTGCTTGGTATTGGACGGCGTTACAGCAGATCCATTCAGAATCTGGTTTACCATATTCTGAACTTCTGAGTAGCTGTATCCGTACTCGGTAAGTAGTTTCTTACGGTTCTCACCGCTTCCCCACAGCCCAACAATCACCTCATGAGCGATGGTTTTGATATCTTTGCCCTTGCTTAATCCAGGAGCGGAAACAGTATTGTCGTCGTACTTTGGTGTGATGAAGCCGCGGATGAATTTTCCATTGATAGATAAGGTTCTCTTCTTAACCGCATTACTGTAGTTACCCTCTTCAACAACCATGTAACCGGATTCCTTATATACCTCGATTACGGTACCGACATGATCCGGATTGCCTGTATTGTCGCCGATTCCGTTATCCTGCCAATCGTACAAAATTCCATCCCCAGGACTCGGAACATATGTGTCATTCTCCTGCCAACATCCCATTTTCTTTGCTGCCTCGATAAGGTAATAACAGGAAATTTCCATAGGCATAATGCTCTCATATCGGAGAGCTGCCGCTAATGCAGACCAGGTGCACGCACACCAAGCCCAGTCATAGCGCATACGAATCCCACGAGGAAATTTGCCGGAACAGATCTTCTCGAAGAAGTCGTTGTATAAATCAATAATGCTTTTGTGTGAACCGTTCGATTCTTTCTTTCCATCCCAGGATTTGACAAGATTAACGACGGTCTGTCTTGATTTCGCCATTTTTATCGCTATCCTTTCGAATTAAATTTTTTTCTGTTTGCGGCATTCACTTCCGCATGATGTCTGTACAAATCTCGTTTGCTCCTCTTCTTCGGAGGCTTATTTTCCGCATTGCAAATTCGGATAAGCATTAACAAACGATTCAAATGCCATTTCTGACACTCAAACGGAATGTGATACGCAGTCATCCAGTAATAGATAAGCTCACTGGTTATCTGCTGCCTGTTTATTGGACCGCCTTTTTCTTCCTTAACAGTCGAAGCCGTCATAGGCGCTTCAATATAGGCATTTACCGCATCAATGTGAGAATTGGTAATGCATTGATAGACCAGCGGGTCGACATTCTGTGTGAGTGTCATACAGCGTATATAATCAATGGTTTCTTCAATGGTCTTCTGCTCTTTAGTTAAGAAGACTTTGCACCATTTACTTTCCCATTTTGAAAGTGAAACGAGCGAATGCTCCAAACGCAACTTCTGTTCCTTTACAGGGATAAATCGCTGATTCCGCTCATCCCACAGATCAGTTCTTGGTATCGTAAGTTCAAGCATTCGGTCTCACCTCTTTAGTTCATGGAAGCAACCACAGGAGTAATCTCTGGATTTTCTGAATGCTTCTTGATATCTACAACTTTCGGAATTACATGGTTTACGAATTCAGCCGCTTTACTGTCATCTGTAGCCAGTTCCATAAACAGAAGATTATAGAACTGAGTGCAGGCAAACTTTCTGGAAATCTCTTCGGACTTCTCGAAATATGTGCCGTCAGCACTCTTCTCTCCGTATGCCTTTAAGATAAATTCCTTAAAGAACTTGATAATGGTCGGCTGATCTTTTGCATCTACGATGCGCTGAAGCATCTCAGCAACTCCACCAGCTGTGCCCAATTCCATCTCCATAACCTCTGTTTCGGTAAGGTTGAAGAGCTTTGTTTCGGTGCGCTCAACACCATTAAAATCTTTATAAGTCTTTGTTACTGCATACATAATTTTGTTCTCCTTTCAAATAAAAAGGAGTCGCCAGCTTTCCTGAATACGACTCCATCTGTGGTTTGTGTACTATTTATTTATTAACCTTCTGCGGTCATAATCTTAATTACTTCATCCGGAAGCGGAAGTCTCGGTTCAACACCATCGTCTGCTTCGGCAGAAGAAGGATCTTTACCATACAGGATCTCTTCAAGAGCAGCCAGTTTCTTAGCATCGACCTTGGTAGAATCGAAGGTGAGAATAGAAGTAGGCTTCAGCTTCTTTCCATCGATTAAGGTTGCAATCTCGACTGGTGTGGTGCTGAACTCCCAGGATAAGGTAATAGCTTCCGGGCTGTCATTTACAGTGGAATAACCCTTCTCAGAAGGAGAAGCTAAGCAACCATAAACGAGATGAAGCTTATAGCCGTAATCATTGGAATCAACATCGTTACCGAGAAGTGTCTTGTAAGATAAGCCGAACATCTTACGGTTCTGCTGTCCTGCAAACACTCCAGGGGCGATTTCTTTGGAACCATCGCACTCTGCGAACTCATCCGGTGCCATATAAGCTTCGATTGTGCCGCCAAATTCCTCTGCGGACATAAGGTTCAGATACTTGATGTTGTCTGCATAAATTGCAGTAGGTTCTGCTCCAGACGGGCTCTCTGTTACGGTGCTAAGACCGTTCCATGCGGTACCAGAGTTATATACGCCACCGGTCTGAATCGGGTAAAGGACGCCCTGGCTGACCCCGGTCTCATACAGGCGCTCGCCAGTCTTGTCCCAAACGAGTTTCTTTTTCATAGAATTTGTCCTCCTTAAAAGAATATTTCAAAGACATCATGGTTTAAGTTGTCTTTCGTATAATGCCGATTGAATCGACTTGTCGGCATAGATGCTACTTTGCCAACGAGAGAACTATCCGGATCGCTGTCGATGACTGTTACTGAATACTTTCTCGCAGACAAATAAACCCCGTCATTCGCAAACGTATTCTCGATATCGTCGAGAGCGTAAACGATGGCAGGGTATTTCATTTTTACCGATGACGGTGGTTGAAAATAAGCACGACACTCTGGTCCTTTGTTTGGACACGAGAGGATGTCGCATAAAGCATTATGCAGTTTCAGTCGTCTGCTCATTGTAAACACCTCCAACGGTCAATATTAAACGGGGATACTGAACTTCAACATTTGAAATTTTCCATTTAGCCCCCATATACTCGATAAATCTCATCGAATGAAAATTCGCATAAGCAAACGGATCGGCTACGATGCTGAACTCATTCGACACATTGAGATTGTCGTTGAGGTTATCTGAACTCTGATACTGTCGAGTATTCCGAATAACGTCTCCGTAGTAGTCACGAACTGTAATCTTCTCTCCCCAGACACCAGGTCGAATTTCCTCTGTTACGGAATAGCCGATTGCTCCGTAAAATTTACTCATTTTGAATTTTCTCCTTTAAGATTTTAGGCTGTGTGATCCTCGGAACCGGAAGAAGCAGTTGTTACATCCTCTTCGATTGCGATTGCAGAGTATACACGAGTAAGAGCACCAGAGCATCTGGTCTCAAGCAGGGATTTCTCCTGGTTGAAGTCGATATCGAACTGAGTGAAGTGAGTAACCTCTCCGCCCTTGGTTGCACCGAGGGAGTAATCAGCCAGATTTGCGATAATGGCAACCAGCTTCTTCTTTTTGCTGTCGGAAGTGGTTCTGGTCTTACCCTCGAACTGCTCCGCAGTATTGATACTGCCAACATTCAGTGCAGTGGCAAGTTCGGTCTTGGAAGAGTAAATACGTCTTCCGTTGATGTCTCTTGCCAGGAGCATCTGATTCAGCATATGAGGAGTAATAAACAGATCCGGGGTACCGGTGCCCTTATAATCCTCTCTTGCATACAGAACGGTATTGATCATGGCCTCTGCGATGATGTAGTTCTCACCAAAGTTAGCCGCGGTATTGGTTCCCTGAAGTTCTTTCTTAGCAGCTGCGACATCGAGATCAACGTGAATGGTGTACAGATCATCATCCAGCCAAATCGGTCTGATGTGATCCGGAGAAATCTTGCCTTCATCTCCGTCGTCTCTGCCATCACCCAGCATGATTGCAGTTGCCAGCTCTTCATTGAGCATCAGGCGGTCGATGTTGTACAGGTATGCCACATAGTCGAAATCGGTGATGTCGATGATATCATCTCTATGCAGCGCACTCTTTACGTACACAGTCTGAGGGTCGGTAGTTCTGCGAACCAGCTTGAAGTTGCCAGTCTGCTTCTTCTGTTTTCCCTTAGTATAGCCTTTAGCCTTAAGAGCATCGATGTTACGGATATCTACCTGGCTAGTTCTGATTCTGGAAATCGGACTCTTATGAACTTTGTTCATTACAGTTGTGATCCAACCCTGGTCGTTAGTAATCAGCTCCGGTGCACCAGGACGTACATCCTTGTATTCCGGGAACAGAAGTGTTACATTGCCATCTCCTGTCTGAGCAAATCCGCTTGCAAGAGCATCGTGCTGAAGCGCATTCTCATTAGCATAGATCTCCAGCGCGGTCTGGAATGTTCCTACCTGGCTTGTCTTTGCCAGCTTAAGGATTTCCTCCTGGTCTGCGTGAGACAGAAAGCTCTTATCGTCGCGCTTGTCAGTGTCAAAAACGTTGTGTTTCATATTGTTATCTCCTCCTTTAGATTCATCTTTTTTAGTTTCCTCGCCATCATTTTTTGCATCTTCAATAATCTGGCCTACTACAGCGCACACAGCGGTGTACTGCTTATCGGTAAGAGTTTTTAAAACATCCCCTACCGTTTCGCCATTTTCCCCATCTTCTGATTTCGGCGAATCTTCTTTTTTATCCTCGTCATCTGAATGCTCAAGATATCCCATGATCATCTCATCGTAGTTAAGGATAATTCCAGTTTCTCCATCGCCGTGCATCACCACATCATCGATATATGCTCCGGGATTTGCACCGGCTAATACCAGACTTACTTCTCTGATAATGCCATGAACAACATCGTGCCCAGCCTGTTTAAGCTGATTGGCAAAAATAGAAAGAGACTGTACGTCGCCATGTTTTACAAGCTCACGTGCAGTCTTTCCTGATTCTGTATCATTAAATTCACAGAATGCATAAACGCCTTCATCTCTATTTTCGAGATGGGCCAACCCAAGAACATTCTCGGGATCGGCATGATTATGCATCCATACTAACGGGACTGTCTGCCCGTTCTGTGCTTTGAATGCGTCTTTTTTAATGACTCGTCCATCAGCACACGGAAGATCGTTTCTAGTGGCCCAGCCACCAAAGTCATACTTCATTTTGATTTTTACCTCCTACTTCTTTCTGATATAATACGATAGCGGATGAGATGTCTTCTTTGATGAACTGGAAGACTTTTTCTTAGATTTCTTGACTTTCTTATACTCTGATTGAATTTTATCGAATTCATCCTGATACGTTTGTTCATATCGGGAATCGAGATCGGCTTTCGCTGCTTTATAAGCCTCTCTGACCGATTTAACCGCTGCTTTCAGCTCAGAGCTAACTTTTGCTCGCTCACTCTTGGCATTAGCTTGATTCTCTGCTTTTTCTTCTTTTGTGTCGGATGACACTTTTGCCTTCTTATTTGTTGCATCGGTTCGAATATCCGCTTTATCAGATTTTGCATCGCTGCTGATTTTGGCTTTATCCGACTTTGCATCGTTTCTAAGCTTTGCGATCTTTTCGGTTCTTTCTGCTACTCGCTTAGCCCTCTCTGCTTTTGATAATCCGGACGGAATTTCTATCGCCATCAAACGCTCAATTTCTGCGTTCTTTTTATTATCGATTCGTTCCTTTTCGTTAGATGACTCTTTCTCAATGTCTTCCAACTCAGAATCTTTATCAGTATCAATGCTCTTCTTTTTGTCAGAAGCATTTTGAGTTAAAGCTTCATTCAGTTCTTTCAATCGAGAAGATATCTGTTCTTTCGTAGCATCTGCTTTTGCACGAAGTTCCGTAATCTTTTGATCTCGCTTCCCCTGCTCTTCTTTGACCTTTGCAGTCTTTTCAGATTTGATATTATTTTTTGTATAAGACCAAATCTTCTTTCCCTCATCATTCAGCGATGTAGTAGAACGCCCCTTTAGTTCTCTGGTACGCATATAATACTCATGAGCTTTCTGAGGGTCGTAATAGGGCGATGCATAATGTCTAAGAACCGCAACTTTAGGTTCGTCCATTAAGAATCATCTCCCTCCTCATCGCCGTCAGATGTATAATTACCAATGATGTCGTCAATCTGTGCAGAAATGCTATCAAGCACTTCATTGACCAGGGAGTCATAATCACTGGTGTCGCTGGATTCGGTTCCATCACCATTTGTGGCATCCGATATAGAACCGCCAGCATTAGGTTCGCTTAAGTTGCTATTTCTCAATTCATCAGCCTTAGGGTCAGTAGATGGCTTCCAACCAATCACCTGTCTGATTTCGTTTGATGTAGCAATTTCATTTCTGGTAAACTTATCAGAAATTTCAGCAAGATCAGCTACCGGAACAAGCTTGAACGGATCTCTAAAGAACATAATTGACTTGTTCTGGGACCTGGCAGTCTTTGTTAAGAATTTTCTCTTCATTTCATCAACGATTGCCGAAATGATCGGTTCGATTGTCCGATTGTAATAGTTCAGCATAGTCTTCTCGTCTGCGGTACCATCTAAGATGCTCTGAGTGATTCCTAACTGGCTGTAAAGCATACTCGTTAAGTATTCAATCTGCTTCATTAGATTGTTTTCCAACGAACGATTCAACTGTGTGATTCGCTCTGTTCCATCAGTATAAGCAATACCATACTTAGAACCGGACAACTGCTGCTCGATATCTTTACGCCGCTTCTCTGCCTGCTGACGCCTTGCCTCTGATTTAATTACATAAGGTAGCTGAATGATCAAATCCAACTTGCCGGAGCTGCTCTGTTCATCGACAGCATCTAACAAATTCAATTTTCGAATAAGCCTCTGCATCGTCGAATTCGGTTCGTTAATTACCGCATACAGTGGATTTTCTACGATAGCAACCGTATCTTTCGGAACAACAATTTCTTGTTTTCGCCCAGTATTTTCGTTATATACCTCAACACGGACGTGACGAGGATACCAGTCACGAATTCGACCAACTCGCATCGAAAGAATCTGATATCCTTTTGTGTCATCTGGATCATCATCGGTATCCACAGGAATGATTGCTACACAGCCTTCATCCATCATGGACATAACAACATCTTGGATAAATGCCCTACCAGTCTGATCAAGATTGGCTTCCAACGACAAACATTCGTTTAAACCGCTTTTTATAACATTTAAAAACCGCCCTTCATCATCCAACTGAACGTGCTGAATGTTGATGGCGGCTACGTCTAAAGCGATTCTATTGTATACGGACGTGACTATCGATCTTTCGTTTCCTCTGGTAAGGCGAAAACGATCAGGACGATATGAATAACCCGAACCGATATTCTGTGACATCATGGTAGGGGCTCTATTGCGAAAAGCATTCCAGGCATTTTTAAACCTGGAACTTAATGATAAATCCATTTTGAATTCTCACCTCCTAAAAATAGGCAAAAAAAAAAGACCCCTTTTCTTAAGAGGTCTCCAGTAATTTTACACCGGTATTTTGTTCAGTATAGATTCGCATATGATTCCGTTACTATCGGGATTATAATGCTCGTCTAAACACTTCAGTGTCAGGAAATTCCCAACCTTTTCTTCTATGTCTGCCCAATATTCATCGGTCTCAGATAAACCGTTAAAATTGCAGTCCAATCCGAGTGACTGCATAAGGTTTATTTCTTCTTCACTGAACATATGCTCATCCTTTCTTTAAATATTTACGCTTTGTTCTACTTCCTGTACACCAAGTGGTTGTTATGGTTCCATTTTCAGGATTCACTGCTACTGTCGCAGATTTCCCTATAAACTGCTGACTTGGTCGTCCAAGGTTATCGGTTTTTGTTTTAATGCTACCATGATTCAACGGATTTTTCAATGCATCCAAAATTCCTTCAACGGTTACCGGTCTTGATTCTGTTTGTGTCCTATCAAGGGCATGATCTGAAAAGCGTGTAACCAATATTCCGTTTGAAGCTTTTACAGGTGTTCGCAACTTACTATTCATTCTTGCCTGGATAGAGCTTCTATCATGAGCTAATTGTTCTTTCGTTCTCCGAACTCCCCATTTCATACCTTTTATTCCATAATGCATCAAATTATCATTTGATTCGATACGAGCTACTTTTCTGATGGTGTAGGGTCGTAATACAGAAGAGCAATCAATTAACTTTGCTATTAGCATCTTTATACCCCCTACTCGAATGCTTCCCGATTCGCCTTGAATGCGATGTACGCATCCATCATTGCGGCGACGGCGTCGATTTTTTGCTCATACCGCTTTTTCAGCAATTTACGGTTCCCGTTAGTATCTTCCAGAGTAATACAGTTTCCCATAGCAAATGTCATCAAATCCTCATCAAACAGGAGCATTCGCTCTTCTGAAAGTTTCTTCAATTCGCCAAGTGGGACAGATTCTGTCTTTGCACCCTGGATAACTTTTTCTATTCCGAATGGTCCATTTTCACTTGCCCAACGTTCAACAAATTCCTTTGCATTGTATGGGTCATAACCAAAGCATCGTACATCATAACCGCATTCAATAATATGGTTATCCAAATCCTCATATACTTCCATCATGTCAAGAACCGTCCCTTCCAACACAATAAGACTTCCCTCTTTCATAAACTGATCGTATTTAATTCTCATTGCTGCTGGGAGTTTCATCAGAGTCGATGAGGAAATGTAGTTTCTGGTTTTGACGCCGAATGATCCGTTCGACAATGGGAATAAAAATGTGAATGCACAGAAATCGTCGCCTTGTGATAAATCAGCTCCCAAAGAACATGGCATCTGCCAATAATCTCGATGGCAATGTGGGAGAGTTTCTTCATATGTAAAGTAATATGTGTATCCCTCCATAGGAAGTCCGAAGCGCTTAGCCAAAATATCGTTTCGAGCTGCCGGAGCCTTTTCTGCTCTCTCAACGTCCAGCTGATAGGTTTCATAAGAAACAGTCTTTCCAAGGTTCGGATTTGCTTTCAACCATTTATCCGGATCGGCAACCTCATCGATAGAATCCAGCTTATACCACCAGATCGATACGTGCGGATTGATATAATCCCCTTTTAGAATATCCATCAATTCCATTTTGATTGTATCGCCAGCACCGTTACGGACAGTACCCTCTGAACTGATCGCAACGATAAGGTAGTCGTTGACCTTCGATGCACCCTGTTCGATTGCTCCGATTACATCTTCTCGAATATCACCAGAAAGCCACTCGTCAACCGTCGCCACTTTAAGCTGAAGTCCCTGAAGTTTGTCGATTCTCATTGGACGAATTTCAAGAAGCGATCCAGTAAGGAAGTTTTCAATTCCTTTCTTAGTGGATGCCAATTTCATTCTATTCGCCTTTGATCCGGTTGTGTTCTGCAACGATCCTTCTGTAAGGAACTTATAGAAAGGTCCTCTTGATCTGGTAATAGCGGTTCGAATCGGGGACAACACCTCTTCTGCCTGCTTCATCGTCGGGGCTGTGGTTATCTGATGTGTCGTTGTGACATCAACATTTAAGAAGAAATTCTGCAAGCATGAACCATACATTGACTTTGCAGCACCTCTGGCCACTATGAGATATTGCTTATTAACTAATCTTTTTCGGATAGACTTGGTGACATAATGTCCGCCATGACCATCTTCATAAGGTTCGTATACACTTCTCTCAACAAAATAGTACCAGCCGAAAATCTGCTCAGCCCAAACTTTAAATGTGTCAAGCAGTTTCAAATCTGAACCGTCAGTTAAAGTAAGCTCATTCTCGCAATAACTGATAAACCCCTCTACTGCTTGATCGTCGTAATAAATTCCAGGATTTGCAATGAGATCATCGATTCGGTTCATCTCCATCTCGATTTCTCGGCATACCGGAATTTCGCCACGAATTACGGCATCACGAAACATGCCGTAGTATTTCGGGACGGCAGTGTTCGATAACGCCATTATTTTCTTCTCCTACTTCTTCTTATTCGGGTTTGCAGCGATGTACTGTGCGGCCTCTTTAAGATTGAATTCTTTTGTCATTGCAGTCTTTACGGCATAGGTCATTGCTCCAGCCGCAGCCACAGTCAACGCTTTCTTTCCGGATGCAGAAAGAATTTCTGACACATACTTTCTACCAGGTGCGATGTCGTCTTCTGTAAGATTCTTAAACTCGCGTTCTAATTTAAGTCTCTCAATCTTTTTCTTCAGATCGGCATCGGACATTGTACGCCGATTCTTAACAGCAGCTTTACGTGCTGATACCTCATTCTTATCATCTGAAGATTTGGAAGAATGTCCTCTGGCTCTTGCAAGCTGTGCTTCTGATCTTCGAACTCCCCATTTCATTCCAAGAATTCCATGGTGTGCTAAATAGGTGTTATTCATTTTGAATCTCCCTCCTTTGCGATGTAACTGGTAACACCTCCGCTGGCATTGGATGTCTGATAATATGGAACTTCATGAATCACAAGGTCTTCGCTAAGCACCTTTCCAGATGTATCCAAAGTTTGAGTCTGATGCGCCTTTGGCGTAACTTCGTACGATCCAGAATAATGCTCAGGCTCGTCCGGATCGGTGTCATCGTTTTCCGCAGCAACATTTAGACGCCATTCGTACTCACTGATTTGTGTTTTATAACACTCCAGCACGGCCGAACTAAGCGGCGGATCGAAAAGAAGTTTGACCTTCAAATGCATATAAGATTTGACAAGCATGTATTTGGATTCATCAGAAATGAAATCTTTCCACGTTGCACTCTTATCTTCGATCATGAAACCTTTGGATGGACCGATACCAAGCTGTGTAAGAATTGAGAACACAGAATTGATGTGCATGACCAAATCTGCATCGAAATGTTCATACTCCTCTGCGATACCGAGTAATTTCTTGATTGATGTCAGTACACTATCTGTAATATTCATGATCGCACCTCCATCTAACAGAGTTTTATAAACTCACTCATGCAATACCCGCTGATACCATCCACAGTCTTTACTTTATAAAAACCGGAAACAGACTCATCGTTGCATACCTTCACAACTGTATCCGAACCGATGATTCCTAATGATCTGGATGCCTGCGTCGGGTCTTTGCGAATGTTTAAATTCATACAATTTACCACAACACCCATAAGTGGCTTCTTGTTTCCTTCCATAATTTTCCTCCTAATGCCTCCATGGGCATGTATCATTTTTTCGTCGTTCATTTGGAACTGTTAAAAGTAGTTTCTCATCTCCATAATGTATAGCATTGTGGGTCGATAAAGTTGTTGCAATTAGATACTCTGGATTCAGAACCAAATCAGTCCGCAACAGTATATCCTGCTGCCTTATTGGGTTCATGTGATGAATAAGAATCTTTCCACGAATCTCGTAACCATCCAATCCAAGATCACATCCATTATCACGAATAATAATTTTTCTCCGAATGTCCTTCCATTCTTGAGAATTGTAAAATATCTGATTAAGGTATCTATCGAATCCGAATGTCTCTTCGCCAACTACTCCATCCAAACGAAGATACTCGTATCGTTCATTAAAGGTTGGAATCTGCAAGAGTTCTGAATAGCATCTAAGCATCATCCACCTCATCTCCATGACCGCTATAACCACGAAATGCTTTTAATGCATCCGCATACAGTTTCTCAGAATTTTCAATAGATTTCAGATTCTGTGTCTTTGCCTCTATCAGTTCCTTCTGTTTTTCCAAAATCTCTTTTTCGATTCTTTCTTTCGTTGAACCGAGCTTTAAATAGTGAGTAATTACCTGAGATGAAGCTGTTCCCTCTCGTAACTGCTTTTCAGCCAAGTCAACCGCCAATGAAACAAGCTGATTTTCTCTCGCTTCTGGCGTTAATGCTGGACGCATCATCCTAGAAGACTCGGATTGCTTTGCTTTCCTCAAAGTTGATGCCTCCTTCCATTTAGTTGTTCGTTACTTCTGTGATAGTTCTCACATACTTTTCCAGTATTTAAAAGGACCTACAAATCATGACAATGCTACTCAACGAAAGGAGAACTAACTTTGAGCCGATCCCACAGAAACCGTTGTCAAATATCATGAGTTATAGACCCTTGTAAACACTGGAACAGCTGAAAAGGCTCCCTAAAAATACCCTCCGGGGAAATTTTAAAGACCGCCGCGATATGGGCGGGGGTATGTTTTTTAGACACCCCCCTATACCCCTTTCAGTTATGCACTAGCGGTTTCGGCTTTTGATATGCCGACGAAATCACTTTTAGGAAGCTTTTTCTTTATGTTCATTTGTTTCTGATTTACTTGTAACCTTTCGATAGATGTTCTGGAAATCATAACGGATTATCTCATCAATAGCTCGCTCTACTTCCTTGTTATTCTCTTCATCCGATAACTGATCCGATGTTCGAGCGATTCGACCAAGGTAAGCAGTTGTGTGATAACCTTTTTCCTCATCGAACATGAACCATTGAGTGAACTGTTCAAACGGATCATAAGGATTATCAAAAGTTGTAAGTGCAAATCTCATCTTACTTAGTTCACTCCTTTCCATTCAAATACTTAGAAACTGTCGAAGAAGAAACCCCAAGAGCTTCCGCAATCTCTGAAGTGCTGTAGCCAGATGCGCTAAGTGCAGCGATACGATTCTGTTTAGCTGTGCTCAAAGCAGTGCTTGCGCGAGGAGTTGCTCTCTGACGAATAGTATCAGTATTCGTGTTGTTCAGAATTTGCGTAAGCTTATTCTCAGAAATTGCTCCGGCCTGGATGGCTTCCCATTCTTTATCCGTAATTTCGATATTAGATCGCTTAGCTCCTACAGAACTTCTTGCCTGTGCCAGAGCCTGCTGACTAGCCTTCTTGACCTCAGCTTTCGTCATATCCGGATTGTCTTTTCTCTTAGCCGCAACAGTAGCATTCGCCATTGTCTGAGCCTGTCTCTCTCTAGGAGCATTCGCCAAAGCTAAATCCAGCTTAGCATTTAAAGACTTTACTTCTTCAGAATAAGTTGCCTTAGCAGACGCAGAATAAGCAATTTTACCGGTGCTCATCATCTCTCTACGAGCCTGGTTAGCTAAAGACTTCATAGAATTTGCATAGTCGGCATAAGCTTCTTCCTGGGGGGTACCTGAAGAAAGTGTACGGGCGTCTTTTGTTTCAGCCATCTTCGTACTCTTCTGAGTTCTGAACTGAAGTTTTCCATTCTTGTCGACATACTCTTCTTTAACAGATTTGTACGATAGAGATCCATCCTCATTGATTGTCGGGGAACCCTTTCTCTTAAGAACCTGAGTTTCAGATTTTGCCTGTGAGATAAGAGTGGATGCTCCTTCATGGTAATTTCCTTCGGGATCGATACTTCTTTTTAAGAGAAGCGATGCCATTATCGATTTCACTCTGCTTATAATCCAGTTTGTGTTTCTCAGCATCAATTACAACCATACTGTGCCGAACTGCCCTTGCTAATTCGTCCTGTGTGGCCCCCTTCAAAGTCATGTCAGTAATCAGATTCGATACTTTACCCATTTCTGTCTGAGTATTTCTCATAATCTTATACTCTTTACCATTACGATAATAATGATCTACACCATCAGCATCCTTCTTAACTGTTCCGCCATAAGCATCCTTGGTATCGAAACCTTCCAAACCTTTTAATGGAGAAGTGGAAGTAATCTTTACCTTACTCTTTGTGGAGTTGCAAGGAATTACCATTACGGTATCACCATCAAAGTCCGCTCCAGATAAACGGTCCGCATTCTTCTTATTGATACCGATTGCATCTGCTGGCGTGTTTCCGAGAACACTTTTTCCTTCAGCCAGTTTATTATTGACTTTCAGAATAGGAATCTCAAAAGTTCCGCCATGCGGGTATCGAATCAAAGCAACTGTTTCTCCATCTTTATAGTTTGGAGCATACACCTCATTATCTTTGATTGTCGTTAATGGGAGAATTACCTGATACTTCTGCCGAGGTAACGCTGCTGCCTGTAAATGTACGGCGGCCGCATCACAATCATCAGCAAATGATTTCAGCAGAGCTTTCTTCACAGTAGGATTTGTCAGTGAACAGATTTCGTCATATTCAGCCTGCTTATCGGCTTTTGCTAAACCTAACTGTTTTTTAATAAGTGTCAAACTCTGCTTAGAAAGGAATTGTGACGGAAGTGTCTTACTCCATTCGCCCCAATCACCTTCTTCCGCTCTTTTATTGATCAGCGAAAGGGACTGTTTCTTTCCGGTTACAGGATCTATATACTTACCCTTTGGATCATCGTAATAACTCTGACCACCATGCTCCTTAATCAGGGAACCAAACGGATTATCCGGGTCATCCTTAATTTTCTTAAGAACATCTTTGGCCGGAGTGCCAGACTTTTTATTAGTGTTGAAAATTACATCAACACCATCCGGCATGTTATCAGAATAAACAGCCATACCTTTAAGGTAGTGGGTTCCGTCTACCATAATACGAACCTGTGCATAGTGAGAATCACCTAAAGACAGGTCTTTCACACCTCTACGAAGTTCGATTACGCCATCTTTATCAACGCCACCCTGATCTGCATAACGGATCTGTAAGCGCTTTGAATCCATGCTGGCCGGATATTCAAAAGATTTCCTAAAAGACTCTCCATTGTCATAGGAGATATAATCTCTTACAGAATGGACATTTTCAAAATCATAAATATCTTTATGCTCAGTACCTGGTGGACAAATGACCTTAATATTTGTCTGCTTTCCAGGATTGGTAACCTGTGGAACACCGCCTCCATAAATCGGATATCCTTCCAGTTCCAACATATAAAGAGCCTGGTTAAGTTTTTCTTTTGATACGCCAAGTTCTCTTTCAACGCCGGTTCCGACATCGATCATTCCTTTTTCTTCAATGAGCTTTCTCAGAACATCAGCAGTGGCTTTAGCCTGGTTCATTCTGTTTTCAGAAGTCTCGTTCAGTAAAGAGCGAACAGATGAGTCATTAGCAAACCCCATCTTATCGGCAATTTCATTTAAACTGTAACCCTTCTCCCGAAGACCTTTTGCGGTTGCCACCTGGAGCGCACGACGCTCATCTTTAGCAAGGCTCATCTGAGTACGAAGCTGTGTAGTGGTCAAACCCATATTCTTAGCGATGTCGGTTTCGCTCATTCCAGATTTTTTCAATTCCTGGACACGGCTAAGAAAATCTCCACTATGCTGATATGGATTTTCTCCAGAACCATAAGGGTAACGCCCAGAACGCCGTGGCATACCATAATGCATTAAAATATCTTCCACAATGGAATTCATAGCTTACCCCTCCTGTTCTCTGATTTTCTTGATCACCTTATCAAAAGTAATAATTCTGTCCATGATTGGAACAATATCTTCAGCCGTAGGGTTGTGATACAGAATTTCATTGTTCTGATAGATTCTCAATTCCATTTCAATATCCCCAGGCTTAACTTTATATTCCAAACAAAAAAGAGCCGCATATATTTCAAGCTGCTCCATGTGTGCCGGAATCTTTCCGGTCTTCAAATCGTGAATTCTTAAAAAATTATTCCGAAACAAAATCGCATCGGCTGTGCCAAAACAATTATCGGAATAGTAAAGGATTTGTTCCGGTGTCATCTTAAATCCGATGGCATCATTCACATACATATTCAATGTCTGCTTCGACTTTGGTAATTTCTGATTGAGCATAATACACTGTGCCGCAAATGCATGTAATACCGTTCCTTTTTGTGTGGCAAGGAAATTTCGATATGCTTCCGCAACTTTATCCTCACCATAATTTATCCAGTGATATTTACTGGCACCAAGAAAGGCGTGCTGTCCTTCAAGGTTCGAATGATTGTTGAAGTTCATCCAGTACCTCCTCTTTATTCTCTGGACATATAAATCTTGAAAACGACATCTGATTCATACGATCCACATAATATTCTTGATTCGGCTGCTTCTTTGCGCCAGCGCTTTTTTTACATTCTAAGGAAGCCCATTTGTCTTTGTGTAGAACCAGCAAATCTGGAATTCCCTGAATGTAGGTCGGGTCATTTTTCATCACGATACAACCAGGAAATCTTTCTTTCAGTTCCTTGATTAAATTTGCTTGGAACTTGTTTTCCAACATAAGTAGAGCCTCCCTTCAATTTTCTAAAAACTCAAAAGAGAATGCGACATTTAATAAAAATGCCTATTTATCCTCTCTCTTCATAAAAGGGCATGTTTTTTTCGCGCGCAAAAAAGAGCATAAAAAAAAGACAGAGACACGATTAAGCATCTCTGTCCAAATATGTAGTTGTCAACTGTTGTTTCTCAGATACCGAATCAGTATCCAAATCAACCATAACCCGCCAGTACACAATGTTAAAACAACATCAAGGATTAACCCGGCCGTGCTACGCTTTTTCTTTCCACCTTTACTCATCTATCGTTTCTCCTTTCTCAGCCTCTACAGCTTTTTGATCTTTCTTGAATATCTTTCCTAAACCGCTCTTAGCAGAATCCATAGTTTCAGAAACACTTGCTTTCAAGCGCTCTTTCTTTTCCTGCCTCTCAGCGGCTTTCTGGTCTTTTGCTTCTTGTTTAATACGAATACCATCATCAAATATCTTTTGACTCTCTTTGATAACGTCGGCAGTTATATACCGAAGACAAACAGTTGTCCCAGTTTTAACCTTTGTACCTTGCTTAGGATTTGAGTCTATAACTTGAGTATCTTCGTAATCACGATATTTTGGATCTGCTTCTTTCATACGAAGCTTACTTTTTGAAACTTTCAATCCACATTCTGTCAATAATTCTTCTGCCTGTGCCAAGTCTATCGGAAAGCCTTTACGATATAATTCTGGAATGGTAACTTTCGTATCTATTTTTTCAGTAGGTTTATTCTGCGCATTGTCTATTGCTTTTTCAACCAAAGGTGTAACCGCCGTAATCAGACCGCCAACGGCTCCGATTGCTCCTATGACACCCGAAATATTCTTATTTGATTTCGTTCCCATACAATCACCCTTTCCATACTAAAGTAGGAATTTAGGGCAAATAAAAAGTGCGCCCCAATTTGAGAGACGCACCGAAAAAGCGCGTCTCTTATTGTTGCCACACAATCTCTTCGCCGTTCAAGGGTACGAGTAAAAGAGAATACACTTTTTACCAAAGTTATTCCCTCGAACGCGATTTTTCTTATTAGATTGTGTGGCTCTTATAGTATATCATGAAGCACACCAAATGGAAAGTGGATTCTGTAGCAAGATCCTATACCGCAAGCATCTTAGCACGCTTTGCCATATCATCGTAAATCACCTTGGTTCCATCTTCCAAATATACGACAATGCTCATGTAGTTGTACGGACGGTAATCCTGGGCTTCTTTCGATAACCGCGGATACACCGATTTGAAATTATTGAAAATATCTTTCCATGTCACTTTACGCTTTACATTCACGGTGCACCTCCTGTCATTGGATACAATGCTCCAACTGGATATCCACAATACGAAGCTCCGGCACCTGAATAAAAATCCCTAGGAATGGTATAACCGAGCATCACATCTTCAAAAGATTGATACGGCGGATTATCAACCCATAGCCATTCTTGTGATACGGCGATTTCATTTTTCATCGTCACATGTGCACCATTCGGAATATCTTTATTCACTCGCAAATGATGCTGAAAATGTTCACACAACCAATCCTCGACTAATTTCTTATCGTAAGTCATAAAATCACCTCTTTCTTGCTTCTGGTCAAAAACCCACTTTTATTCGCCTATTACTATATATTTTTAAACTTTCTATCATAATAGTTTGGTATTAAAAGTGGGAAAGTGGGCAGAAAGCCCGCAAACCCGCATAAATACTGGGCTTTTACTGGTCAAATCCGGGTTTTTGAAAGTGGGCAAAACCGGGCAAATGGCCAGAAATTTGACCAAAATTCATAAATTTTCTCCAAATCGACACCAATTTTTCAGTTCTGGTCAAAAATATCCGGGCTGTGGTCAAATCCAAAAACCCAAAAGTGGGCAGAAAATTGACCTGTTACTACAAAGATTTTTAACCTAGATTAGCTGAAATCGGTCAGAAATTTCGTCTTTGGTATGGTAAATTACGCTTCACGGCAGGCATATAATTGTACGTAGACATCTTAGAATCTGGCACATGCTTTACAGATTTATGCCTTCGCCTAGTACAAATTTTACGTTTCTCTTCCTCAGAAGCATACATTCGGCCGAAGGCATCGTTCAAAGCTTTAGCCAATTTCTCCATCGGTTCCAAAGCTTCCAAAGCTTTATTCCACGCTTCCGCCAAAGTTTCACACGCTTCCTGCAATTTTTCCATGTCCGTCATAAACTCTCCTTTACGTCATAAATACGGTTTAATGATACTTTCGTAATTTTTCCTCCCTTTTGAACCATCGCGTAGTCTCCGCTCCAAAATCCAGTTCCGATCTGCAATAATTCATAAGTATCAGTATTTAATTTACATCTACTGCAATCGTCAACCACGTTGAACATTTCTTGAGTAGCTACACAAGCAGAACAGGTTGAGTAATCTGGTCTTACTTTACAGATTTTCATCTCACCTACCTCCAAACCTTTCCTGTTCTCTTGTCTTTCAGAATAACTCGACCCTCGATATGGAAATCCGCCAATTCACAAAGTGAAAACAGAGTGTTTAGTAACTGATGAAATCTCGCATCATCCTCGTCCTGTTCATGCTCCATATTCTTAATCGCATTATAAGCTGTCGGGTCGTTGTAACCCTCTGCATTTTTTCTGTCATCCTTAGCTGTCATCTCTACCTCCCCATCTCATGGAATCGTCCATCCACATTGCAGCATTTATAACGGACAGAACTATATATCCACCGAAAATAAGAATAGCTGCCAGAATAATAATTCCTAAAATTAAATATCCCATTTACTTACCCTCCACTTCTTCTAATCGAACACCGCCGTATACCCACAGATCCTCTTTGAGCTTGTCCATATCCAACTCATCGTTTTGCCACTTTTCATAATATTCGAGAACATGCTCTGTAAACTCCGGAATCCGCTTTGCATATGACTTCGGCCAATAATGATCCATCAGCACTTCAAGCGGCAGAGTAAGCAGAAGAATCATCGCCTGATTGATAGCATCATTCGTAGCCTCCTGCTTAACTCTATCCAGTTCACCAGATATCTTTTCTCGAACCAGGGCATCTAACTGAGCTCTTGTCAGATTGTATGTAGCGGTTTTAGATTTCTGCTCGCACTTCTGTGCCCTTCTCCTTTCAGCCCGGCTCATATAGCCGCCTCCTTAATTCATAATGCAATTCTCTCTTGATACAAATAGTAAAACACCCAACATTAGAGTAAATAAAAAGAACGTTGCATCCCATTCAATCGGGATTGTCAACGCTCCAAGTACAATGAATACCATTCTGTATATCTTGTTCTTAATTAAGTCCCTTCTCAACATTGTCTTTCTCCTCTTTTGACTTTGCGATGCCAGCTGCTACAGAATCCATTTTTATCATAGTCCCAGCTTCTCGGAACCGTCCATATGCTCTGGCTGTAGCACAGTGCTCAATACACTTCATAACCCTGTCGATCAGTGCATAGAGGCATACATAGGCAATAAGAAACATAATGATAAGCTGCATAACTGTAAAATTCATAAATTTAATCCTCCGTTTTTCTTTTATAAATATAACCTTTGCTACTATTTCTAACCGCTCCCTGTAAGGCGTTAATTGAATTATCATCCAATCCGCCTGCGTTCATAATCAACTCTGAATACGGAAGTTCTTCAATCCATTTACAGAAATCACGCCACTCGTCCAGCTTATGTCCTCGACGACTCTTATAAATATTCGCCAGAACCTCATAATTCATCATGACATTACGAGTCTGATTATAGCTGCTCGGGAGAAGCTGAATCATCTGCCACCATACTTGTTTATCCTTTGAATCATAATTCTCGCCTTTGTATTCTCCGCCATTCAAATATAACTTTCTAGCCACATTTAAAATATCAATGATATCCCATAAAGAGCTAGTTCCAATACGATTAAGATGCTCACAGCTAAAATCGTCCAGCGTAAACTCCTTAGCCGCAATCTTATGCATGGTACTGCAACTATTAGCGACTGTTCCGACTTTGTAAGTATCGAATTCTTTCCACCAATATAAAGGTGCGGTAATCCTCACATACACCGGCATCATTCTCATGAACTTTCTATGATCTGTACCAGCATTAGTTAAACGCTGCATGAGTGAATGATCGTTTTCGCCAAGATCAAACCCAACAATATCGTATCCAGAGGTTTCATATTCGCTATCGCTCTTCTCCCATGAATTCATAGGATTACGCATACCTTCAATAATAAACTCCATCTGCTCTGGACTTGCCAGAACTACATGCTCTAATTTAATCATTTTTATTCTCCTTTCGAAATATCCAGACCCCCACCAATCTGGATTATTATGCTTCCTGAGTCCAGCATAGCCCACTTTTTAATTACTCTTCTTCCTTCTCATAAGGAATCTGGATTACATCTCCACCGGGAACAGTGACCGACTGCATAAGCTGACCAGTTTCCTCATCAAAGTAAATGTTATCCATGGCGTGATCCCACTCTTCGAACTGCTCAGCGATGTTTCTACCCTTTTCCTTTCGCATGTTGATAAGCTCATCATGAACCACACGTCTCCAGGATCTTGCGATTTCCATACGACCCTGTGCAAGGATGTTGTACAGACCATTCTCAGTCACAAAGTTGACGGAACGTCTCTGGCCTGCTACTACCAAAGGTAGTTTCAGCTTTTCATCTTCCTCGCACATTTCGAGCATTCTCCACTCGTTACCACTGCTGTAGCCGATGGCATTACTGATATCTTTTGCCTTGAACAGCGGAGCATCAAGGTCCCCATACACATTAAGGCGCTTTCCTCCAAACGAAATACTTCCAGCAATTTTAATCTCTTTACTCATCTCTGTTTATTCCTTTCTCTTTGTAATTTAACATCCATAGCCTTCTGCAATTCTTCCGATGTAATATCAAAAATGGACTTAAGGAATTCCAGACAAATATAAGCATCTGCCATCTCTTCCAAAAGTCCAATTCGGTTATCATACCCTCGAATCTGTTTACTGATCGCTTGTGTAAGTTCTGCGAATTCTTCCATAGCAATCGTACACTTTAATTTCCACGGCTGACTCTCAACACTTTTTCTGATGATTCTCCGCCGCTCTTTATCCGACAACTCAACATTGCTTTTCATGCACTGGATAAATCTATTTCGATCCATTGGTGCCATCACCGCCTTTTTATTATATTGGTTGTAAAACCGGCAGCGCATAATTTTGCATTCATATCAAGAATATTGTTAACATAAATACATTCTTGATTACTCATTCGATACCTTCTTTTTAACTCATCGAATGTAACGGTATCACCATCCCCAAGAAGTGCTTTTAAATTCATAGCAAATGTTTTACCATTTCCGCGACCATTCGGGAAGGAATCAAGTTCGCCTTTTAAATATTTCTTTTGCCAATCATGCAATTCGAATCCAAATGCTTCTTTAATTCCTTTAAAATCGCTAGATAACAAATCATCCCACTGAACCTTCATTTTTCTTTTTACATATTCGGATTCATCAATCTCAGCAAAGCCATTCGGAGCTTCTTTGAAATATCTGTTGATTTCAACCTTTTCCATAGACGGGGTGATTACATACAGAATTCCGACAGTATCATAATCGCCATTCTTAGGATCTGTAAGGAAATCCTCGGTATATACTTTATATGCTCTATCAGACGGCATATACGGCATAGTAATAGGATACAGTTCGCCCATGACAGAATCGATCAGTCCGCTGTGATATGATACATTCGGATTTTCAATATTTACGCCATGGTATCGATTTACGTCATTATACTCGACAGTACCATCTTCTTTTACTTTTTTGAATAATGAACTCATCCGCTTAGACTGATACTCTTTGGAGCCATCTTTTCTTTCGAAATTGCATTTATTCCATCCATCATCTGTATCCTCAATCGGAAGAAGTGGTTTATTATCGATGAGACGATTCAGAATAGCCTTAGTCAACCCAATACTGAATCCAGAATGACCGTCTTCACACAGAGAATTAAAGGCTTTCAGTGCGCTTTCGTAGCAAGCACAACCATAATCCCATTCTCCGTCTTTTCGGTCCGGTTTTTCACGGCGGCAGGCAATAGCTACCTCATTTTCAGCCCAACGCTCCATACTTGATCTCTCGCGGCAGGAATTGATAGAACGATTTCTGTCGTCTATGTACTCATTTGCAAATATCTTTCTGCAATTTCCACCAAATGCTTCCACGATTTCCGGAAGGTTATCATTTACAGCATCAAAGATCAGTCCGTACTTTTTACACCACTCTACGGCATCTTGGGTCTGCTCTTCATTTCTGGATGTCCAGAGAATCAACTTTTCTCCGTTAGTCTGTCTCTTTTTCAGATACTCGATGAGCTCCTCGTTCGGCATACCAATCTCCGGCCATTTGTTCTCACATAAAGTTCCATCAAAATCTACTGCAATAATGTTCTGTTTCATTTCTTTTTCTCCTTCCTTGTGTCACCATGAATCTCGTTCAACTGTGCCAAATAATCACTTTGCTCATCACAAAATATAATCTCATCTGGCTGGACTCTCCTCACGCAATCAGCGAACTCTACAATACCAAATACTTGCGAGCCGATCTCAGAAGGTATAAGCCTTACTTCATCTATTATTGGACGTGTATACTGCTCTTCCCATAAATGAAAAATCCCGTATTTGCCATTCACTTTACAAAGTCGAGTTTTGTGTTTAATCTCGATTTCTGCATTCATCACAGTTTCGTTTCCTTTCATGATTTGTCTTTAATAATCCCGATAAATTCCACTCGCTCTTCTGCCAGACTTACGAAATACCTTTTTCCCTTATAATCGACGATGTCACCCTCGTACTTATAGTTCTTGTCCGGCTCCGAAGCATACGCTAAGATGTTTATTTTTGTCGTTCTATTCATAGCTCCTCCAAATATCAAGCTCCAGGTTGCATGGCTGATTGATCCGCATACTGCAATGCCTGAAGTTTTTTCTTCATATTGTCTAAAATATACTCGACTGTGATTTTCGTTGTCTGCGCCAGTTTTATATACTTAGAATGTTCCTCGTACCACTTGAATATCTCATAGAGATTTCCACTCTGCCAACTGAATGACCACCAATCGCAAATCATCTCGATGATGTAATCGTATGGCATTTCCAAAACGGTCTCCAGTTCGCCATCTTCCATATCATCATGAATAAGAATCCAGTGCTGCCAATGATGAGGATTTCTGTGAATATGAAGTAACCATGCTCGCTGATATCGCTGTACAACCTCATAAGAGCGATTATTTCCATAGAAATACGCATCGTATGCCTCATACTCATCCGGTTCGTTTTTAGACTGATCATGAGCAAATTCTGTATTCCACCCGGCGGTTAGGGTGTTTGTCATAAGTCCCGGTAAATTTTCAGAAAGCCAGTCGAACCCCCTTTTCACATTAGCTCGATGCCTAGCTAAATATTGATCGTATTGAAAACTCACTTTTGACCCTCCTTCTTTTTCTTTGTTACCAGCTTTTCATAAAGTTCTCTCGCTTCATCTCCCTGGAAAGCGTTGATAATCTCGACAGACTGGTTCATTCGTTTTCTTCCTACAACCATTACTCCAGTGTCATTTTTGTTTGAAAAATCAACACTAACTAAGATACTATCTACCATTTTCAGCCTCCTTCCAGTAAATAGGTTTATCCGAATTTGCGTTCATCGGTTCTGCCAAACAGTCATTACAAGGATCAAATTTTTCTTCGAGATCCTTATGTTCGCAGGTTTTGCAATAGGTTTTGAAATCAACCTCTTTGTAAATATTTTCCATTGGACACCTCACATGTAATATCTTAACAAAATTGCATATAATCTTTGTTGATAGTCACACTCTATTAGCAGACTGTAAAAATCTTCCGCAGACATACTTTTCAACTTGATCGATAAAATTTTTAAAAATATCCACAGATTATAAATCATTGTCTCCACTTAACAAACCTCGTTTCATTAAATGTTTTCTTGTCCTTCAATGCTTTACTGATGGCAAGATCAATACCAGACCTGGATTTCAAATGGTAGTAATACAGATCCGTATATGGTGTATTCATCCTGTCTATTCGACCAGCAGACTGTGCCATGATCTTATACGAATAATTCTGAGAATAGAATATAATCGTGTCTGTCGTAATACAGTTCCATCCTTCAGCCCCGGCATTGTACTGAACTAAATATACCCATGTATCGCTAGTCGGCACTGGCTGATGTTTGTGGCCGTTCCACTCTCCGACTTCATATCCAGAGAATATCTCTTTCAGAAGATCAAGCTCATAATCGAAATTGTAGAATATAATCGCTTTCGGATGCTTCTCCACAATTTCAAGTAAAGCTATTTGTCTTGACTGATCGATGTTTACAATTTTTCTCCATACATAGCACAGACCAGCAGCATTGATAATTGGTTCTTTTTTAAACGGGTCCCATCTGGTTTTTCCGACATCTTTATACATTTCGATATTGTACTTGACATAAATATCCTCATGGTGCGAAACTGTCTGGCGCTTAAAATCCATATTCACCAAGATTTTATTTCGCAATCGAATCAATCTACCAGTATTCAAATATCGGTCAACTTTAGGAAATTTGCTGAATCGACTATAGACTATATGCTCTCTTGTAAATTCGCTTCGGTTTTTATAAAATCCGTTAGCCACAAACACCGGAATATAATCCTGCCACGTATCACCAGGAGTTGCGGATAGTAATATCCACTCGTTTACCTTGGCGATTTTCAAAAATGCTTTAACCCATGTTCCAGAGCCTATGACACGCTGCTCATCGAATATAAAGAAAGCATCTTTGACATCTGCATACTTCTTGATGTTGTTCCAGGAATCAATCACAACCTTATTGGTATATAAATTTTCTTTCTTATCTGTTGATAATAGAAATGGCGAGAGTTCTTCTTCCCATTCGAAGGTATCTCGTTTCCTAGCAGTTGTAATTATGTACAAATCCTTAATATTCACATCGTCCATAGGAACATATTCATTTGTTCCGAGCTCACCACCATTTCGAACATAATAGTAGGCTAGTGAGGTTCTTGATTTTCCACTACCAACACCACCACAAAGTATGCAGCCGTTTTGCATTCGTCGTACAGCCTCTTCCTGATAGTCCCGTAATTCTACGCCAGCCATCACACACCTTTCGTGACGAATCCATCTTCTGCCTCAACTTCATAGCCGTCGCCCTCCAGATCTGCTTTTGGACCATACAAGAGCATACAAGTCGTGATAGTTTCATCGCTCTGATTCTCTGAATGATAAAATTCATACAGGCAGTCCAGCACTTTTTTAGTGATAGATAATTTACGACAATCGTACACAACCTTGCTTAAATCTGAAACGCCCATGATTTTAGCAACATTGTCATAAAGCTCATTGATGCCGCACGTACACTGCTCTTTTGGAATAGAATATCTTTTCTTCATTCGTCATCACCCTTTCCAAATAACTTGTTAATCTGACGGAGCATTCTTCTTGTGCTCCATACATCTGAGAAATACATAGGCGTGTACCAATAATTTTCAGATGAATCATCCGTAGACATCGGATCAGTTATCGAGTTACCTATTTTTATAAATCCTGCCAATCCAAGAAGCGATATTTGGATATAACACATCAGTCCAACAATTTCATCAACGTCCTGTGCGACTACTAAGATATGATTCTGGTAGTTCCTCGGCGGATCGCAATGCTCAAGCTGCTTTCGTATTACATGCACACCAGCAATCAACGTCGCTCCAGCACCGCAGCATGGATCGTTAATCGAAATATAACCATACTGCTCTATCTTTTCTAAAGCATTGGTCGCCACCACTTCAGCCATAAGTTCACACACATGATATGGCGTGAAGAATTGACCAGCCGAACGAATTCCCAGATCCAACCGCATAAACATTTTTCCGAGAAAATCCTGCTCTTGATTCTGATCCAGGGCCATGGTTGTATATGCTGCTAATTCTGGAAATATAGCTTGCTCTTCTTTTGAATACTGATGAATAATTTTTAGATACCGCTTCTCTCTTTGGTCGTAGTTGTCCTTGTCCAAAACATTCGAGATTGAACATGCATGAAGTAAAATATAATCTCTCCACACATCCCATGCCCGACGTCTATATGTAAGTTTCTGAAAAGATTTTAAAAACTTATCTTCCCAGTCAATTTTTGGTTCGGATTTCGTAGTTACTTCCGGTGGTTTCTCATCCTTCTTTTTCGTTTCGCCGAAAGTTGGTTGCCACTTAGGTGGCGGTTCTTTTGCTTTGAATGTTTTAGGTACCGTAGTCTTAATCTGTGGTTTCGACTTCGGTTTTTTCTTATTCCAAAACATAATTTTTCTCCTTTCATAAAGTAAGAGTGCCGGCTTTGACACCGACACCCTCAAAATATGATTTATGCGAACGGCGGCTCCTCTTCATCCGCATATTTCTCAGCAAACACATCCTCTTCAATCGTGACATACATGGTCTTCAGATATGCCTTGATACCGGATTTTCCGTTTACTTCCCACTTTGACGGGCTGATGACCAGATCAACATTTCTGATCTCAGCATAGTCAAGAGAAGATACAGACTCCTCGTCCAGCTTTGTTTTAGCTCTTCTGGTAACCATATATACATTCGGCGGAATATTATCGAACCGAACAGCTACCTGAATATAGTGAAGAGGCGCTTCATCCTCGTCTCTCGGCGGAAGGATTCTCACATTCCATCCGTCTTCGCCAAGTTTCTGTGCCTGATCTACGTCCTGGATCACAACACAGAAATTACGGTTGCCAGCTCTGTTGTACTTAGTCTCCTCTCCTCTGAAATTTCTGAACATAATACGAGCATTTTCAATAATCAGCTCATTTACATTTGCTCTTGCCATGATTAGATTCTCCTTTATTTTTTTTTTCTAATTTTCCGGTGGATTCATTGCGTGCCTCATCACAATATCCGAAATATCGTAATCAAGGTCACAATCCATATGGAAGTTATCGTTGTTGAAATGCGGGCAGTCGAAGCATGTCCGATACTTATCCTCTCCGCAAGGCATCGCCCATGGAACTACATAATCAACATCAGCGTCATTTGCACCAAGCTCTGGAATATACGGATCATCAGACACAAACCACTCGAAGTCACCGTACTGCGAAATAGTTTTTACAGCCTCGTCAACCAGCTTGTCGTAGTAGGATCGGTCAATGCCGTCTTCCTTTCCAAGTTCTTTGACCATTTCCGATTCCATCCAACGATAACCTTTGGAACCAGTTGCAGCATAGTAACGACCATCTTTTTCTCTCATTAGAAGTCCAGCCCCATATCCATCTTTCATCGGACAGAACTGACCAACCTTTCCAATAAAGTGATAGTCATGTCCTTTTTCGATCAATGGCGTAAGCTTCTGGCATGTGGTTTCAAAAGTTGTGTCAGATAACAGTCCTTTCTTAAAGTCACTCTCTGCCTTGCTGAATTCTTTTTCTTCCTTACTGACATCTGGTAACTCCTCATTCAGATCCAAATATAAAGAGCTGCTCACAGATTTGGTTTCGCACATATCTTCAAATGTGATTTCTTCTTTGCTGAACAGCTTCTTGAATACATATGGAATCTGGAACTGAGTACCTGTCGCAGTCCATTTTCCGCCTTTCTTTTTGTTGTCGCCAGGAACGTAACCATACATCTTCTGGCATTCTTCTGCTGATTTGTACTTTGCGATATATACGGCATCGTTTACCAAGCACATACGATCGTATGTAGCCTCGTGTTCAAATGTGTATCCATATCTCTCGCCAAAATCCATAACAAACTGAATAATCTCCGGCGTTGCATCCGGGATCTTAATAGAGTCTGTCTTAATATGAGCAACCTGGAATCCACGTTTCAGAACCTCATTCTTAAGATCGATCATGAATAATGCTCCACGTTTTGCCACGATGTTATCGATGTTTCTTGGATCACGGAACGGATTATCAAAGGACGCAGATGTAAGACCGTATACTGAATTGATAGCTGTCTTCAGTGCATTAGCGAGATCCTTTGATGTCATTTTACCGTCGATAACTCTCTGAATATACGGAGTAAGCTTGCCATCCAGCATGGTATTAACAATATCCCAAGCCTCATGCTTAATACTTACACGACCCTCAACAATATCAAGGAATGCCTTCGTGAATCTCGGTCCGAACAGAACCTCAGCAATGGCACTATGCGGATGCATTGACGAAACGTCAAGAAGTGCTACATTTCCATACATTCCCGGAACGCCCTGAGCAAATCCGCCCTCGCCCACTTCCTCTCCACGATATGTGGATTTTCCATGGTCAAATACATACCCAGGAAAATATGGAAGAATGCTGTGAGCTTCGAATGGAACTTCATCCTTATCGTTGTACTTCCAACCGTAGTGTGGCTCTTCCATCATCTTAGGGCAGGCTTTCTTAAGGAAGTCCATACTCTCTTTATCCAGCGACTCTACCGGCTCTGCCAGATTTCTATAATGGAATTCTGACTGCGGTTTCCTGTTGGTTCCAAATATAATTCTGGTTGTAAGAGAGTTTGTAGTATCATTAACAGTCATCTCTGCTAAATCTGCCAGAATCTGTCGTGCTGTCCAGTCAGCCTCAAGATAATTAAAGGCCGCCTCAGTAGCAATAACATCGTTATCGCAATACTCAGCGACCTTAATCCAAAGCTCTTCCGGAACCGGTTGATCCCAAGGAAGACCAAGCTCCTGGTGATGCGTTCCAGCTTTGATAATTCTTATTTTTTCATCGGAGAATCCTTTTTTCTTGAGATCGTCATCGGTAAGGTTTCCCATCTCGATTTCTAATTTCTTAAGACTTTTCTTATTACCAGCCGAAGCGAAATCGTACACATCCGTATAGGATACGTTATATGCCTCTCCAAAGAAACAGTTTGGACTTCCGTTAATGATTTTCTGCGAAAGGTTATAGAGCTGTTCGTTTGTATAACCCATTAACCTTGCATACAGAATATGGTTATCATATCTCCGACAGTTGAAGCCAACCAGTCTGAACCGCATCAGCTCCTCGATCTCACTCGGAGACGGGTTAATCATTCTTACAACAGGCTTTCCCTCGCCCTCGATTTTCCAGTTTACAAGGAATAAGTTTGGAAAAACCTCAATATCATAGAATACCAGCTTTGCGTCATCATTTTTAACCGCTGTGGACGGATCTGCGGATTTAAACTGCATTTTGTTGACCAACTTAATACAGTAATCTGCCTGATGAGTGCTATTCGCTGCAAATGCTAATACTGCATTGCGCATGTCTGTAACGTCGTACTTCAAATCGCTTCCATACGCATCTTCCAGTATCTTGTAGATAAAATCGATACTGGGCTTAGTTCCCGGATGTATCTCTTTATTAAGATTCCGTTTAATCAGTGTTCTAAGCCCTTTCTCGCTCTTAATCGCTTCAAAATTTACCATTTTTTGTTCTCCTTTCAGCGGTAAACCGGAGCTAATTGTTGCGATAGGCAAATGGTTACACTTTGACAGCATACGCCGCAAAGAGCTTTTGCCCGTGAACACCTTAACTTCAACATGGTCGTCATACACTCTGCTAAGCTGTGTCGGATCGCCGGTATAAATATAATGAAGATGTATACCTTGTCCAGATTTACTAAGCTCAGCATAGGTCGGCGGCCACTTACTTGCTTCTGCTAAATTCTTTTCAAATGACTTGTTTCCAGATTCGTCTGGAATGTCAAAGTCGATCACAATATGATTCTCTGGAACTTTCACATAATGAAGTTTTTTCGTATCAATTCCAGATAATTTCGTGCGAACAGAATCCCATTTTTTCTGAGGTGTTTCGTTTTCCGAAGCATACTGCGCGGGGCATTCCGAACACACATCATCAAATATAGATTCAGTGCTATCGAATTGGATCGGTGCCGGTTTGACTACTTCCGGCTTTTCCTCTACAGTCTCCTCTTCAAATTTTTCTGTTCTGAACCCAATGTAATAACTTCTAACACGAGTTCCATCATCCAGATTGAACCGTTCCTGAAAATCATGAAAATAGTTTTTAAGTTCCTCTTTAAATACCCTCTGCGAGAACGGGAATCCAACCTTGGCATCGTCACAGTAAGTTTTGTACATCTCCCATGCAGCTTTCAGAGTTGTCCCGTTTTCTTTCTTAAATACATGGTACGAATCGATAATAAAGTTGTAAAAATCATTAGATGCTCCAAGCATCGTGATCGGAATATAATCGTCATAACGACCTGGATTGCTCAAATATACCTCCTGGCAATGATAAGCGATAGCTCCCAACTCGAATTCTACCTGCTTCACAATCGTTTTGTACTCTTTTGGATTCAGCTTATTTCCAGACGGCGATACATCGATCAGTCTTCGAATCAGACCAGACTTCGCATCTGTAATCTTGACCGGCTTATTCGTTCCCATAAACAGGAAACATTTGAACCGGTTTGAGTATGTGGATTTGAATTTTTCATTCACAGTCATCAACTCATGAGATACTAAACTGTTTAATCTAGTGTTGTCCTCAATTCTCGACAAATCGCCATCGTGTTGAATAGCAACCAGAGGGTTTGTTTTAAATGCTTCCAATGCAAATGAATTGCTGGAAGATCCAAGTGCTTTTGCGTCAAATACAGAATAGTATCCGTCGAAAAGCTGCTGAATAATGTTAAGAACTGTGGATTTACCTGTTCCAGCAGCTCCGTATAAAACCATAAATTTTTGCAGTTTTTTGGATTCTCCAGATACGATTGACCCTATAGCCCATTCAATTTTTGTCCGCTCTTCTTCTGAATATAAAGTAGACATCAATTTCTCATAGGCAGACAAATCGCCAGCTTCAAGCGGGTAATTCAACTTTTTGCTGGCGTAGTCTTTTTTATTAGTTTCTGTATTGGAAAATATAAGTTTGTCGTCCAACGTATGAAAGCTGTCCCTCATCTGTTTCTGACAATACTTATGCCATGAGTCGATCATACCCGACTCGGCATCCCACATATGCAGGACTTTAATATCGGAGTTAAAACGCTGGCGGTTCTCCTCAGCATATCTATCCAGTTCGCGGTCAATGAGCTGCAAGGCATCTTGCTCGTCCGTAGACCATAAACCACGTTCCTCAATCCAGATAGCATAGAAATCACCACCTCGAATCATTAGATCAGTGCTTTTTTTAATAATGAACTTTGGATAGATTTCTATTACTCCACGTTTCGTTGAACGTGTTGAAATCACCATAAAGTCGATCATCGCATTTTTTACTCTCCTTCCGGACGCTTAAGTTCCTCAATTTCCTTTTCCAGTTTTCTGATGCGCAATGCCTGATCCTTCTGCTCGATTTTCATAACAACCAGATTTGCAGTTGTCAAGGCAGCAAAGATTGTAATCTGTTTATTGAAGCTCCGCTGTTTACTGACTGCCCTTGTGACAACATCCAGTCTTTTTTCCGATGACCGTAAACTGCTGAAAATATAAGTAAGCATTTCACCCATTATTTCTTACCTCCTTTTAATCCATTCATGAAGCTTTCAACAGTCTCAAACCGCCAATTTCCTTCATTGTTGAATGTAAATATAAATTCCTGATGGTTCTTCTGACGGATGCGAATACTGTTCTTTCCGTTCTGGAACCAGCTCTCCACTTTATCCCCAGCATACTGAGGAAAATATAACTCGAACCACTTATATACTTCGCTATGGCCCATAACGTCCTCCTATCTGACATTGTCGAGATACCAGTTAGCTTGATACCAGATCTCAATATCTCTCATGTCGTATCTGCAATGCTCGATTGTGAATAAACCACCCTTGCCATCCCGTTCGTAGTCACGATTAAGGAATCGCCGAATAACATCAATGGCATAAGCCTTGTCAAATTTGGAATCATCCATAGAACCTAAGCCAAGACTCACGATCATATCCCAAAACCACTGACCGGTTCGATTACCGATGTCCGGATCATCCATGATGTGCTCTTCTAAGCGTATAGCAAGGGCAATAATCATTTCTAAAACACTGCACGGACGATTATCCAAATAACTTGCAATCATATTATCCCGGTATCCTTGCTCGTTTCCGAATCTATATCGAAGATCGATTCCATCGTCATAGCGGTTACCATCAAGAGCAATCGTATACGTGAAATCTGTATCGTGAAGCAAAGATAACAACTTACGATACGACAAACCTCGCGAATATTCATCGTCACATACGAGCTGGTACATCCAGTCAAAATATGCATTGTTCAGCTCATCCCGTGTCATCATACCTCCATCTGATGCGGCATATCTTCAACCACTTCGGAATAGGTCCTCTGATCAAGGAGAATTTCATAATCGCACTTTCTTGCATCATTACGAACAAAGACAGAATCGTCCTCATACTCTCCAAAATGATTCAAAGAATCAATTCCAACAGCATCTTCCACATCCTCAATTACTTCATCATTTTCATCAGCCAACACACCATCTGCATAGTAGGTAAGACTGATCTGCTCATGCTCTTCATTATCGCCAAATTGCTCCGGCGGAATCACATACGGACCGGCTTCAGAAACAGGCTTTTCTTCCTCATCCGACCCAAAATCGGAATATCTGGTATACCCTTCTTTTTCTAATCGCCTTGCATACTCTTTGAGATCCGGTTTTTCTTTGTCTGCATCTTTAATACCTTCAGCAACAGTCTTTTTTACAGACTGATCTTTTAATTCCTGCTCACGTCTTGAGAAAACCTCCTTTACAGAGTCAATTTCTTCCTGCGCAAGAGCTTCGTATTTATCTTTAAGCAGATACCATGTCACTACCGAACCAGTCACAGTGCCGATGATAAATGCCAAAGAAAACAGAGCTTTATTACTCATCTTCGTCCTCCTCGTTCTGAATTGTCATAACAGTGAGAGCAAGCCCACCAAAAAGTAAAGAGGCACTCAACAGAATGCCTCCTGTGATATGTCTTTTTCTCTTAGTATCCAGTATGTAATCCATCATGGATATAAAATTTCCAATGCCATCCATCAGTGATGCTCCTTTCCGCCCATAAGAACGGCTAGACCACTAACAAAGCAAATGCCAGCAAATGCTGAAAATGTTAATCCCATGAAACCTGTCATAGTTTAGGACTCCTTTCTATTCATAGCTTGAAAAATAATGGTTACCTACTTGAAACATTGGTGTTCCGTATTTTCCATATCCGCCAGCCGTGAAGAATATCGTATCTACATTGGTTCTGGATTGCAGCTCCTCTTCAACCAGCCGACAAATACCATCATCCACAAAGCACTTATCAACTCTCCCATTCCACATGGATGAAAACTGATTTGCCTGATATACAACGCCATGTACTGAATCCGGGAAATATACGGAATCAACACGATTTAATATGGTGTCGATCACTAATCGCTTTCCTTCCTCGCATTCACCCTCAGCTTCTGCCATAGTTACAAGAGCAATTAGCTCAATATCTTCCTGTGGCAATAGTGTATCCTCCACATACTCTTCGATTTCAACTGCCGACACCGTTTCCTCTAAGGGTTGCTCAGAAATAATTACAATAGGATCAATAGGTTCAGCTTTTAAAGTCGGCTGCATTTCAATATACTCGTACCGGTTTACCTGTTCCGCTGAGCAGACAAAACCTGTGCAAATAATCGCAAATACGCAAAGAGTAGGGAGGAACACCATACGAATATAATTTCGCATATGTATCCTCCTCACAAAATTAGATCAGATCGAGAATCGGTCCGTCTACATTGAACTCCATAAGAATAGCTTTCTCGTAACCGCCATCCTCAGTTTCACGGTTGGTTTCCAGAATACCGAAATCAACGAAGTTGTCGCCGTTTTCATTTCCCTCCGGTTTATAAATCCAACCAACAGTCTGGCTCATCTTAGTACGCTTAATACCGAGCTGATCGTATACATCGCTAAGGAATAAATATCCATTAGCCTTGAGCTTGTCGTTTGCCAGATTCTGCTGAGAACGCAGATACATAAGGTTGTAATCCATATTGGATTCGTACGCCTCACAAGTATCGTCAAAGAAACGGGCATAATCGTTCGTAGAAGGTGCTGCTACATCTACGGTAGACTTCACCTTTTTCTCTTTACCACTGTCTGGATCAGTTACAGTTTCCTCAAATTTCTTTGCTTTGATGTTGTAGCGAAGTTCTTTATCAACCTCCGCGCCAAAGCGCTCAACAACCCGATTTCTGTACTCCTTGAAAGTCTTATCCACAGTTGCATAAGCGGCTGCCAGTGCTACATTTCTCTTCTTGAGAATATTGTGAGATGCAACAATACTTGCGATAGATAATGTTCCAAGAGCAACAGCAGGAGCATAGAGCTTAGCGACTTTTACACCAGCCTGTACATAAACGATAGTCAAATCTTTCTTTGCGTCGTCCTTAGAATACTCCGCCGCCAGTTCCTCATTTTCAGCACATTTATGAATGGCATCAATATCTTTCTTGGACTTCTCCAATACGCTGTCCAACTTAGTTGTTGCATGACAAGCCATAACAGCACTTGCAACAGTGCCAACAACACCAGCCACTACCAGAATCTCAGGGCTATGTTTCTTAAGTTTCACACTTACTTTACTGAAAGTCGTGGAAACGTTCTTCATGATTTCTTCTTTCTTCATATCAGTTATTCTCCTCTTCAATTTTTTCTTTCTTCTCTAAATGATCGATCAAGTGCTGTGTGTACCACATGATCTTTTTCAAATCCTGAATGCCATTTTTATTTTTCCAGCGGCACGCGTATTTGATGATATTGCCTGTGTCCGTTGCTTCAATGCCTTTTAAATCAAAAGTGAATGCCTCAATAACATCAATCACTTCCAAACCTGTTTCTGACTGATAATGGCTTGGATGAGATACCATTTTATCGTCTGATTCGTACATAAATATCCCTCCTAGTTCAACGGTAATGCCTTCGGAAGTTTGATCATGTATCCGTCTCTAACATGAATTACAGATGCATTCCGAATATCAGTCCAGCCGTATTTATTGTCTGTATAGTTGCCAGAAACGCCAACCAGATCATAGAAGTCAGCGACACTAACTACCTGGTATGTGGCGATAAGTTCATCCATCCTTTCCAAAACATCTTCTGCTTCGCCACGAGATTCCAGAATAATATCATCGTAATCGTATCCGGTTCGTGTTCTTGATACGTTTCCCGAATCTCGTCGATCCCGATCGTCATAATACTTACGGTAAGAGATCTTGGATGACGTTGACGATCTCCCGCCCCTTGAGTTTCCACTAACACCAAGGAATGCTCTGACAGCATCCAAGATAATGTCTTTTACGGCCGGAACCACGATGTCTTCAAAAATATAGCTTTTTACATCGTCTACATCTTCCGGAACAAATACGTTTGTAATCTTCTTAAGACCATTCTTTTTCTTCGATTTGACAGAACCACTGACAACCTTTTCAACCCTTTTCTCCGGAATATCATCATTCTGGTTCTGTCGTGATTTATGGGAATTGGATTTGTATTCCTCCATCTCTAAATCTCCTTTCAATTAACCGTTACCACTTTTCCAGGGAGGGTTATCCTCGTACTTGGAATACGGTTTGTTTTCTTCTTAAACTGATACACCAGATTACTCCTGGCTTTCTTTTCGGATGCCGCGTATGTGGAACCCTGCCATCTATTCGCAACGCAGGTATCAAACTCCATAACCGGTCCATCATACATATACTGATTCATAGGACACCTCCCTTAAAAAGCAAAAGGGAAAGCACCCTGTTATAGGTACTCTCCCTCTGTCTGAATCATTGATTCAATTCTTATTCAGAATCCTCTTCTGTCTCTTCATCGATATTCGTAAACTCTCCGTCGACGATATCGCTATTCGGCTGAGTTACAACCGTCTTACGATTCTCACGCCAGTTCTTGAATTTTGCTGCTGCCGGAACGACTACGAATTTGTAGGTTAATGCACCTGCAATCATAGCCAATCCGATAGTTGTTGCTTTCTTCATACCGCCGTTAGAAGCCGCCTTCACGATCTCCTCAGTAGTTGTTTCGATAACCTCTTCGTTGTTGTTCATGATTTCGTTGTTCTCCATAATATGTTCTCCTTTCAGATTTGAAATATGTGGTTCTTCCATAATAGTGTTTGTAAATTCTGCGAACCTTACATTAAGCCACGGAAGTCATACCTCGGACCATAGCCATAATCAATAACCAGACAAGGTGTTCCATCCGTAGCAAGCTGGGAACTAAATCTCAGATCGATATATCCATTATCAATATTCCAGCCAAGATCATCACCAAGCTTAATAGGCTCTAATCCGACCTCATAATAGAAATCATTAAGTGAAATATACATTTCATCTCGCATTTGACGATTTAATTCATTCTCAGCCTTTTTTAATTTGTCGATGTCCGATTTAAAATATCTTCCGGATACAGCATCGAAACATAAGGTATCACCTTTTGCTGTGACGATAACTTCTTTGTTTTCAACTGGATTTTTCTCAAGACGTTCCTTAGCAACGGCATCCCTCACAGTCTGTTCCTTTTTCTCGCCGATTGTTTCTACCACTTTTTTCTGATAATCTCTCAATGTCGATTCGGAAATGGTATACGCTGCAGTCAGTGCTGCGTTTCTTCTGGCATTAACAGAACTTGCTCCAATAAGGCAAGCTACTGATAATGTTCCAGTAACAGCCGCAGGAATATAACATTTCCAAGCAGTTTTAATGGTGTCAATCGGTTCCAGTTTCTCAGTGTGCTGAAGACGTTTTTCCTCATCTAATAATTGGATTGCTTTAGGGGTGGCTCGTACAGCCATTACGGTAGTTGTCACCATTCCAGCAATTCCAACTCCGGTGAGGATTTCGGGACTATGCTTTAATGTAGCTGTTTTTACACTTCTACAAATTTTTGTTAAATTTGGTTTCTGCATTTCAGTCTATCCTCCATAAAATATAAACGGGGCACAAGGCCCCGCGATTTATCTAACCAACCAGAACGCCGGACGAACCCCACAAGAGAACGAAGCGCCGAGGCAGGACGTATCGCCATCGTTGCCCACAAGGGCAAAGGCAGCCGAAGAAAATTCCTTCTTGGTAGCATTTCGGAGCCAACCCCACGCACAATCGTTGTTGTAATAAGCAACACGGTTTCGTCTCTGTTTCATGAGAGGAAGCTGTTCGTCCCCATCCGCTTCGATGTGGTTTCGATCCCACTCATCATCCCAGCCACAAATTTCTCCCAGAGTCGGGATTGATAAGCTGATCATTCTCTGCTTAAGAACCGCAGGGAACATATTGTACAGCTCGGTATCGATCCACTTTTTCAGATCAGACTTATCATATCCACCCACATTGCCACCATCTTCGTTCATCGGTCGCTTAGCAACATAATCATCAAAAATGAACAACACTTTATCCTCGGTAATTATCTGAGCCGTTGCCGTAAAAGTTCCAAGATTGCCAAGCGGAATTTCAATCTGATCGCCCTCGGAAATATCATCTGGAAGAAACGGATTACTTCCAAAAATAGTATTAAACGTCTGCACTAAAGCTTCAACATCAGCCTTACAGTATTCTTCACACGCCTGTCTTGCTTCTTCGTTTGCGCTGAGACCAATGTATTTTCTATACATCCTCTCAACCGTCGGAACATCAATTCCTTTTCCTACCAAGTTAATAATCTCTTCTCCTAATGTCATTTCTCTCGTACACATAGTGTGTTCTCCTTTCAGAATATAAAAATTTTTATTTGGTACCTATGAAATTAGCAGGTCTATAATCCATTCAAGCATGTCTTTCGCACAAGAAAATACATAACTTGTTCGTGGGTTCACACATGAATATGAATCACATTCGTCTCTAAATGATTCAATCACAATCAGCGGTGGTATCTCTGGATGTTTGCTGAGTCGCATTAACACTTCTCTTCCAGCCCATCTCATATAACTCGCCTGCTCAAAGTTATATCCGCGCTGAATTACAGGCATTGTTGCAATAGCATAACGGACAGTATAAATTGCTCTTTCAGTCGGTGATTCCATTTGTCTCCTCCAAAAGAAAAAGCGAAAGAGTCTTGTTATGACTCCTCCACTTCGTCTTTGTCTCTCCGGGCAAGTGCTTCACTGACCTTTTCTTCAATTTTTTCATCCATTTTCTGTTCATTCACCCAATCGGTAATAAGGTTTACGCCCACACCGATTACGGTTGCTGCTACTCCAATAGCCTTAATCCATTTACTTTTATTGTTCATAATGACACTCTCCTTTCCATAATAGTGCTTGCGATTTATGCGAATGGTTCATCGTCCATCCTCGGGGTATATACAATATCCACTACATAAACTTCAAGACCATCCTCCAACACAGTTTTTCGATGGTTGAAATCTATCCAACTGATTCCATCTTCATAAAAATAAAACCAGCTCAGATAATCACCTCCGTCTATAGGCTCTATTCCGAGAAAATTGTAGAAGTCATTTATACAGACATCGCCGCCAAGACTCAAATTCCTATTCAAGTGATACTCAGCTTCTAACACCTGAGCAATCGTACTCTCAAAGTATCTTCTTGAAAAAGCATCATAAAACAGACGCATATCATCTGGGTTGCGCTCATCAAAAGATAGCGAAGTTGATTCACAAATTCCATCAGCGGTAATATACACATCCTTAGCCTTTTCTGCTGCGATGGCATCAATAATTTTCTGGTGTGCTTCTTCCCCATACAGTTCTTTAAGTTTGTCTTTATAATCCTGATATGATGAGTTCAATAAAGCATACGCACTTGAAATTGATGCCTGCTGCCGCTTATTCAGAACATTTGCTCCGAATATACAGACAATCGTAGATGTTCCAACGACAACAGCAGGAATATAGCAGACCCATGCCGATCTAACCGCTTCGAGCTTGCTATAAGCCTCCGGATCACCATCATGATTTACTTTGCTGTCGGCTCTAATTTTACGTAGAGCTTTCGGCGTTGCACGTACAGCCAATACCGATGTTGCAATAACACCAGCCGCACCAAGTCCAGACAATATTGTCGGTGATGCTTTTCTCAGATAGATTTTTGACATCTGAGCGAATCTTTGAAGATTTGGTTTCTTCATCATGTTCTCCTTTCGTTTTTATTTCATAGCATGTAATAAATCCAGGACATCTGTGGATATGTCCGCTGCTACTGAAAACATAAAATTGTTATCCGGATTGATTTTTGAAAACCGATTCATCATTCGCCGGAAGTCGCCAACAAATATGATGAAATCCTCAACCGATCCAGATTTCTTTGGATAAAGTCTACCGACGATGTATCTTTTCAACTCATCAATAGCCCATACCGAATAGCTCGATTTTTCAAGCTCTTTCTTCCATTTCCAACCTAATGGAAACCACGTATCCATTTGATACGTATCGCATAACAATAAGTCAAGTTGTTCGATAGACATCCGTTCTCTCCTTTCTGCAAAAATAAAAGAGAAACAGGATGGACTCGAACCATCGACTTCGGGACTTTAATCGTCTCGCGCTCTCCCAACTGAGCTACCGTCTCTCTCATAATATGCCTTGTAAATTTTGCGAAGTAAAAGGAAAGAGGCGTTGTATTCGCCTCTCTCGGTTAATTTAAACCAATGCTCTTTAAGATGCTCATCAGCTCGTCTTTATCGAGTTCTGCATCTACATTCAGATGAAGATGAGTCTTTCCATCGCTTATAGTGGTAATAGCTTCGTTCAACTGAATATCAATGTTGTATCCAGTTTTCTTGCGTATTACCATCTTTATTGCTTTAGAAATAATTTCCCTCGTGAATTTCGATACTATTCTCATTTCGTCCATGCTCCTTTTACTCCTTTCAAAGCTTCGGTTTTTCATAAAAGGAACTGTTATTTTGGCGAAAAAGAAGAGACGTTGTTAGCGTCTCCGTCTCTTTTGGATATGTAACTCATAAATCCCCAAGGTCAGCACAATAGTTGCTACTATTATACCTAAGATGGCAACGATCATACCGACTGCACTCAAAAATATCCACGCCATCAAAGCTCCGATAATACTAATCAGTAAAATCGAACTTGCCGTGGCGAAATACTTAAGAACACCAATCGCATAATCAGTTACTTTTCCGATAGATACATAAGTTTCAATCATTTTTCGTTCTCCTTTATATGAAATTATTTAGTTCCTTTTTCCATAAAAGTCTTTGTAAAAAGTGCGTTCAAATCTCACGTCTATCGAAACATGTTTCCCATCGTTGACGCTGTATCGGCTTCATTTTTAATGCCCACATTATTTGTCTTATAGTGACCGTCGGATATAGTCCGTCCGTACACTCCCCGGAGCGGCTATCAAAATATTCCTTGAATTTTGGATGTAAATACAAAGAGTCAGTCAGCCACGAATCAACCTCAGTCCAATATGTACTTTTTGTATCTGCACTAAATCGCTGCTGAATCACTGCGAGACCTTTATTCCCTATCGTAAATAGAGTGCAACGGTCATACACAGGATGATTGCAAATATAAAGTTCACCGTACATCGACAAATAGATGTCTGGCTTTTGATAATGGTACCGCATTTCTATCTCCTCATAGCAAAAAGAAAAGAGCCTTAGATTTCTCTAAGACCCCTCTCGTTTTAGCTAATATTCAAACTTATTCGTCTTCATCGGCAATGCCTAAGACGTCTTCTCTGGTTGGGTATACGTTTTCGTACTTTTCATCCCCTTCACAGCCATACTCATCTAAATCAATGCTGTGACCACAGTGTGGACACACCAAGGTATCCTCCCACTCGTCTTCAAACTCCATTACACTCCCACACTCAGAGCAAATATATCTTCCGCTCGTCATTGCCTTAATCTGCTTTTCGTTAAAAATACTCATGCTAAAATCTCCTTTCAAATTGTACGATCGTCACACTCGTATATTAAGTATAACGACCATAGTTAATCTGTTCAAGAGATAAAGCTTTATTCTCTCATAAAGAGCCATGTATTTTTCACGCAAAAATGAAAAGGAGATGCAAATAAATCACATCTCCAAAAGCTCCATTACCATTCTACGATAACAATTCGATTCTCTTTGCAGAAGAATACGTCAATTACTATATCGGCTTTTAAATCTGATTGATCGATATGATACTCGAACCTTGTTTTTCTGTCGTTTCCATTCTTTACAATTTGACTTTGAATCGATGGTTCTCCACCGTCATCACAGTTATTATCCATAATGGTTACGATTCGTTTTTGCAAGTAATCACTCTCTTCAAACATGACTGTAAACTGCCATAAATAATCTTCCTCCTTTCCACATGGTACACTTGTTGTTATCATGTCTGTTGTCTTAGGAACTTCGATATAGATTTTACTCATATTTAAAACTCTCCTTTCCATAATAGAGATTGTAAAATACACGTAGAAAAACGAAGAGGACATGCATCACACACGCCCCCAACGTTTCAGAATTTCCTCTCTATTTCTTTGTAGGTCTAAAACGGTTGATTAACCCTTTGAATGTTGAAGATGTGAAGGTTCCAGTTTCTTCAAACTTAAATCCTTTATTCATCCAGATACCATAGCACATCAACGGAATCAATAATTCTGCCGCTGCGATACCAACTCTGAAATATCGATCCTTAACCTGCTCTGCGATCTGCCGCTCTTTGAAGTCACCATCTTTTGTAACGGACTCGCCGTCCATAATACGCCGATTGTATTTCTCGTCAGCATCCCACACGCTCTTGTTCTCTTCGATTCTCAGCTTATAAAGCTTCGTCAGATCATCAATCGCTGTTGATTTCTCTTTGGTTCCGGACTGCAAATCAGATAAAGCCTCAATCTGTGCTGCAATCTCCTCATTTAATAATTCTTCGATGTTTTTTTCTTCCATTTTGTTCTCCTTTCAAATAATTATTAGGTTCATTCCATAATAGAGAGTGTTATTTATGCGAAATATAGTTTTTCAACTCTACTCGCAGCCGTACGCAACGCTGTTTATAAATTGCATCCGCACCAGAACGATCCAACTCGAGAAATAAATAAGGTCCGCTATCTGGATCTGATTCATCGACCCTAAGCGAACCAACTGGCTTTTCTCTGAATATAAATCGCGATACAAGCATTCCGATAACAACACCGATCAGTAATACGATTATCAAACTCATGGTTTCCTCCTTTCAAAAAGTTTTCTGAAAATCACCATCCGGCAATTTTTCAAATATCAAATTAGCATGTTTTCCGGTAACCTTCGTCCTGTTTTCTAATCTAGGATAAAAATAAAAGAGAGAATGTGTATCTAACTACCAAACTGTCAGCCCCTTTTAATGCCTCCCACCTGGATAGGTAATACACAACCCATAGCCATTAGTCATTTAGTAGTTTTATTCTCTCATAATATGCTTTGTAAATTTTGCGAACTATTTCCTTTCTCGATTCAGCAGCCAAAAGAATCGTCTGTATAATTCGTAATAAGTATCTTTGCAACACGGTATTCCTAATCTAACTTTCAAAATATCATAGGACCAGCCCTCGGTGACAGCTTTTAAAATATATGGAGCTAATTGTTGATCTGTCTGCTCAGCCACCCTTTCGATCATATCGGTTCGCTCTGAATAATACGCACGTGCTATTCCGACTTTCGCTGTCGGATCGCCAAGCGTGCTGGTTACTATGAACATCGCCCAATCTGCTGGTTTACTGCTGAAACTATTGAGTGATGCATAAGCCTTTCTCCAAATCGGGTATTGAAGACAGAAGTGTTTTAATTCGTAGTAGCGATGTTTCTCAATCCAATAAGGATTTTTTTCGGATAATTCCGGTCTGATTGTGGTTGCCATAATGTATTTCCTCCTTGTGAATTCTATTCTAGGTTAGAAATAAACAATAGTAAAAACAACCTCAGTGGAATGACCGCAAAAAGAAAGAGCCGCTGTTAGCGACCCATTCTCATATTCTTAAATCTAATTCTCTGTAGTTGAATACGCATGTCAGATATTTCTTTTCTGATAGTTTCAACTTTCTGGTATTCATATCCTTTACATCTGAACATCATGTCCTCGAAATAAAGAATTTTACTCTCCAATCTTTGTTCTTCACTACTCATACTGCACCTCCATAAAATATGTATTCATTTCATAAAGGGAGTTGTATATTTTGCGTTTTCCATCTAATCATCGTTAATTCGCAAGGATAATCTTCGAAATCAACGGTATCGCAAGTTATTAAACCTTCTATAACCCCGTCTATAATTTCTGCTTCGTATTGTTTATATGGGTAAATATAATCCGGCAAGTATCTCCGAATGCATCTACAACCAACACATTGATACCGTGGTACTATGATCCATCTGCTTTTTCGACTCTTAGTGCGTACAATTCTACGAACACTATCATAATATTTAAGTTTGTCCCCGCACATCAAACAATTACCGACAGTCATATAGAAAATTCCTTTACCTGTTTTCTTTAGGATATATGAACATCGGTAACAATTCAATATTTGGGTAGACATAAAAATACGCCCAGATGACCAGGCGTAAAATTATAAGCAATGTTCTACTGTACCATTTTCTGTACCATTTTTGAATATAAAGACGCTTTCAGATGACTTCAGACGAAATAATCGGTTTCAAAAAATCCAGTAAAATCAACGGTTTGAAGCTTGATGAAACTTGTCGAACTCCGAATAGCTATTTCAAGTCCAGAGTGCTAAAAAATATATTAAATAATCATAAAATCCATAAACCGGCTATTACAATTTACCACCCTTAGAACCGCCAAAGCTTGCGGAATTCAGGATATTGGTGTCAAAGGTAA